ATGAAGATTTCAAAAATCACGATAAAGCAACTCTTCGGGATTAAGGAATGGCAGGGGGACGGAAAGAACATTGAGCTTGTCGGAGACAACGGTACTGGAAAAACATCCGTTATTGACGCAATCAGATATGCTCTTACAAATTCCTCCGACCGTGAATTTATCGTAAAAAACGGAGAGACAGAGGGAGAGATTTACATAGAAACAGATAACGGTCTCTCCATTGACAGAAAAGCCAGAACGGCAATGACAGATTACAAATCTGTTAAACAGAACGGCAATGTAATTCCAAGTCCCGAGTCGTTTCTGAAAACAATATTCACACCGTTGCAGCTTTCCCCTATGGAGTTCATCTCTATGGATAAGAAAACCCAGAACGCAACGATTTTGGATATGATTCAGTACGATTGGAACCTTGACACCATCAAGGAATGGTTCGGGGAGATTCCGAGGGATGTAAATTACGAGCAGAATATCTTGGCTGTCCTGAATGATATTCAGGCAGAGAACGGTTACTACTTTATGCACCGTCAGGATGTAAACCGTGATATTCGTGCGAAAAAAGCAGTTATCGCAGATATTGGAAGTTCACTTCCTATCGACTATGACGGAGAGAGATGGGAAAAGGAAAACCTCTCAGAACTCTACACAGAGATCGAGAAGATCCGCAAGAACAACGAGACTATTGAAAAGGCAAAACGCCTTAGAGACAGCCACGATGGAAAAATCCGCTCATTTCAGGCAGACAAGGAAATCAAAATTGCCGCACTTGATACGGAAATGGCTCAGCAGGAAAAGAACATTGAGAGTGAGTTGGCACAGCTTGAAGAGAGAATAAAAGCCCTCAGAGAGAAGAAAGACGGCCTTGCTGGTGTAAAAGCGGACAAGGTAAAGGTAATTCAGTCGGAGTATGAGGCAACCGTGTCTAAGTATGAAGCTGAGCAGGCATCCTACGCAGAATACGCAGATATGGAAACCACACCTATTGATGATCTTATGGCAAAAGCCAATGAGACTGAGAAGATGAAAGGCCATATCAATGAGTGGCGCAGAATGTTGAACATCCAGAAAGAGGTTGATGAGTTGCAGAGTGAGTCAAACAGTCTCACAGAGAAGATCGAACTGGCAAGAACTCTTCCGGGAACCATTCTGGAAACCGCAGAGATTCCGATTGAGGGTCTGACCGTTAAAGACGGAATACCTCTTATCAATGGATTGCCGGTAAGCAATTTGTCAGAGGGAGAAAAACTTGACCTCTGCATTGATGTGGCAATTCAGAATCCGGCGGGATTACAGATCATCCTTATTGATGGTACTGAGAAACTGTCTGAGGAAAACCGCACACGTCTCTATGAGAAGTGCAAAAAGAAAGGGTTGCAGTTCATAGCAACCAGAACCACAAGCAACAATGAATTAACAGTTATTGAACTGTAGGAGGAAACACTATGGCAGGAAAGAATGATAACTTTGACGCACTTATGGCGATGATGGCACTCAAACACATTATGGATGATACGAAAGATATTGAAATCCATCCATTCACTTGTGAAGTGACCGTAACGCCTACATCAATCAGTTGCAGTTCTTCTGGAAATAAGGCATTTCTCGAAGATATTGACGGTGGAATGGAGTGGGCGGAGGAAACCAACAACCTCATCAAAGATATTATGTCTGAGCAGACGATAAAGCTCACTGATTTGATGAAAAAGAAATTTGGTTTCGATACCGTCAAAGTTAAGCCCAACTCCGAAGATGGTTTTGCGGATTTTTTGAAGAACCTTTTCGGGGGGGGGGTACAGACGATAGCGAATAAAACAAATAATCTGCCTGCCATAGCCTTTTCTTGGTAGGCAGATTCATAAAAATACAAGGAGGTTATTTATGGCAACAAAAGACACAAATTATTTAGTGGCAGTTCATAAAGGACTGGACGAAAGCCTTGAAAAACAGGTTGCGGCTCTGCCGGAGAAATTCAACAAGCAGAGATTTTTACAAAACTGCATGACGGTTCTGCAGGACGGACAGGCTGATTTCTCAAAATGCGAAGCACCGACCGTTGTGCGAACACTCTTAAAAGGAGCGTTTCTCGGTCTCGATTTTTTCAATGGAGAGTGTTACGCAATTCCTTACGGAAATCAGTGTCAGTTTCAGACTGATTACAAGGGAGAGATCAAGCTGTGCAAGAGATATTCGAGCAATCCTATTCAGGACATTTACGCAAAGGTAGTCCGCGAGGGAGATAAGTTTGAGGAAGTAATTGAAAACGGTAAGCAGTATGTCAATTTCAGACCTAAGACTTTTTCAAACGGAGAGATTATCGGTGCATTTGCGGTAGTCCTCTACAAAGACGGTTCCATGATGTACGACACAATGAGCAAAGAGGACATTGAACATACCAGACAGACATTCTCAAAGGCAGCAAATAGTAAGGCTTGGAAAGAAAGTTACGGAGAGATGTGTAAGAAAACAGTTCTCCGCCGACTGTGTAAGTTGATTGACCTTAACTTTGATACCGCAGAACAGTGTCAGGCATTTGAAGATGGTTCGGCATTTGATGTTAAGGAAAAACCGAAAGAGAAGTACCAGGCACAGGACATTTACCAGTCTCACGATCAGAGTTCTCATAACGCAGATGAGAGTTCTGATGGTGTGATTGACGGAACATTCAAGGAAGTAGATGAGTAATCTTCTTAAACTTACCCCGGAGAACTATTACACCAAAGAAGCCAATATGCAGTATGTGTCCGTTTCTCAGTACAAAGAGTTCAACGGCACGACCGGAAAAATGGGTTGTGAAGCATACGCTATGGCAAAGCTCCGGGGAGAAGTTGAGGAAGTAACCACAACTGCGTTAATGGTAGGCTCCTATGTGGATGCCTACTTTGAGGGTACACTTCCTACATTTTCCGCACAGCACCCGGAAATCTTCTCATCCAGAGGTAAAACCGCCGGAGAGTTGAAATCCGAATACAAACAGGCCTCAATTATGATTGACCGTGCCGTGAAAGATCCAGTTTTCATGCAGTACATGGCCGGAGATAAACAGGTTATTATGACCGGAGAAATTGAGGGAGTTCCTGTCAAAATCAAAATTGACAGTGCAGACGGCAGACGAATCACTGATCTCAAAACAGTAAAGAGCATAACAGAAACCTTTTACGCAAAGGACCTGGGGCAGAGACTCAATTTCTGCGAATGGTGGGGATATGATTTGCAAGCTGCCGTGTACAGAGAGATTTACAGACAGAATACAGGTGATCTCTTGCCGTTTTACATTTGTGCTGTCAGCAAGGATAAGACAGACAACATTCCTCATCCGAGAATCAAGGTTATTGAAGTTCCACCGCTGATGATGGATGAAAAACTGGCAGAGGTCAAAAACAATATCGTGAAAATCCAACGCATTAAAGATGGAGACATTGAGCCACTTAGATGTGAGGTATGCGATTATTGCGCCGATACTGAGATTCTGGATGGTCCTGTCTCCATGGATATGCTGATGGGAGAGATTTAATGAAAGATTCAATCGTAATTGATATGAAATACGCTGATTACGATATGATAGACGGCTCTTACGGTGTTGAGAGACACCATTTGATGGGTGGGGCGAACAGGAACCATGCAGACGAGGATGGTCTGTGGGTTCCTTTATCGCCGGACCATCACAATTCAAGTAGAATGAGTGTTCATCACAACAAGGAAATGAAAGTAATGAGCCATATCATTGCACAGTTGGCGTATGAGCTTGAAATGGTATCTACCGGACAAGCCAAGGATAAAAACGAGGCAAAGGAAATGTTTCGGAGAAGATACGGAAAAACATTCGTATAGTAGGCGATACGCTTATTATAAATAATTCTTTAGAAAGGAAGTGAAAACAGTGGCAGAGAAACTTACATTGGCATCCATGTGTGCCGGAGGCGTTCAGGAACGTATCGACAGAGCGTTAGCGAAAATCTCAGATAACATTCTGGATTTGAACACTGATGCAAAGAAGAAACGTGTCCTTGATGTAAAGATCACTCTTACTCCCAATGAGGATGATAGAGAGGATGTTTCCGTTGAGGTTCAGACTTCCGTTAAGTTGGCTCCTGAGATGGGACTGAAAACTCAGTTATTCATCAACAAGGACTTCCGTAGCGGCGTAACAACCCTCACAGAACACGCAAAGGGCGCAATCAAAGGTCAGCTTACTCTTGATGAGTGTGGTATGTGCATGGACCCGGAAAAGGATTCCACACCGACAGCAGAGGAACTTGGATGCGATCCTGAGACCGGAGAGGTATTGGAAGAAAAATCTGAACCTCCAAAAGAGAGCACGAAAGTAATCAGCATGAGAGACGCAGTAAACAGTTAGGAGGCATTATGGTTTTCAAGGAAGCATACGAAGCTCTCAAACAGGGAGCTATCGTTAAACTGCCGGAATGGTCTGGCTATTGGAAATGGGAGGATAATTCCATCAAAATGCACTGCAAGGACGGAAAAGTATTGGATATTCGTGAGACGGACAATGTGGACTACACACTCACTTTCATCCTCAGAGATGATTGGGAAATTGTAGCCGGTCCCGATGTAAAAGACTTGAATATCCAGACATTCACATTCGGAGAAGCAGTACGCAGATTAAAAGCAGGGCAGAAAGTAACCCGTAAGGGATGGAATGGAAAGGGAATGTTTGTTGTTTACCAGAAAGGTTATCCGCAGGGTATTCCGTGTAATAAACAGACAGCCGAAGCATGGGGACTCAATGAGGGAGATTTGTTTGTATGCAATCCGTATTTACAGATTCGTTGTGTTGACGGCTCACATTCCATGTGGGTTCCGAGTATCAATGATTGCCTTGCCGAAGATTGGTGCAGCGCACAGTAACAGGAGGAAAATATGTTAAAAGCAGCTATTGAGAAAATTCTTTCTCTCGATGCTCCCCATATTGAGGAAATTGAGGGAAGAACCTATGTAGACAAAGATATGACACAGATCGGCAAGGAACTCAGAGCAACCAGTATCACAATGAGTAATCTGAGCAGCCTTGTGGATTTCATCAAAAAGAGTAAAGCAGATTTCAAGACAGGTCATTACATCGCTCAGGTGGTATCTCCTACTGAGGTTCGTCTGTTTTCAAGTCTGGATGCAGACCGCCAGAGAGAAACACTGGCAGTTGTCAAAGCAGAGATCCCGGAGTTTTCATTCGGTCAGTTCATTGGAAACGAAGAGTTTGTTATCGGTGTGCAGTCCAAGTTCTTAAACGAGGATGCTGAGGCAAATGATAAGCCGATCATCTTACAGTTTGCCGGAAATGTTAAGGCTGGCACTGTTGCGGAATACGGAGACACCGGAGTAGGACAGAAAGCAGCAATCAAGAAAGGCGTTGCCTCTCTGCAGGAAGTTGAAGTTCCGAGTCCTTGCCGCCTGATGCCGTACAGAACCTTTACAGAAGTTGCACAGCCTATGAGTAACTTTATTTTCAGAGTAAAGGACAATGATCGCTATGGCGTTACCTGTGCCTTATTTGAGGCAGACGGAGGTGCATGGAAGAATGAGGCGAAAGCCAACATCAAAGCGTATCTCGAAAAAGAACTTGCGGATGTATCAAACATTTTCGTGATTTCCTAAATAATCGTAACCCGTAAATATGTTTCTGCAATTATCTCCTAAGATTGGTCTCTGAGGAAAATATGTCACGAAAACCGCAGAACACACAAACGGTTTACCTCCTTTTAAGAAATTCGATTAGTTAAATGGTATAAACCCCTGACAAGGATCTTTTGTTAAATTACCCAGGAGCCGTCATTCCGGCGGCTCCACCCATAATGAAAGAAAGGAGGGCTTAGGGATGCACAAGGTTGTTATCAAAGGAAATTATTACGGCAGAACCAGAACCTTACCGGATCTTAACGATTACCTACATGAGTGTGCAAGGCATCCTCAGATGGGTGCAAAAATGAAAAGAGATTACCAGATGATCGTGTGTAACGCTATCAGGACACAGTTGCCGAGACTTACGATTACAAACCCTATCATCATTCATTACAACTTCTATGAGCCGGATAAACAGCGTGACAAGGGCAATATTTTTTCCTTTGCAGACAAAGTTTTCCAGGATGCTTTACAGAAATGCGGAGTGATTAAAAACGATGGATGGAAAGAAATCGAAAACTTTACGCATGACTTCTATGTGGATAAGAAAAACCCAAGGATTGAGATATTCCTTGAAGAGATAGAGAAAGGACCGTTCGATGGCTGAGAAAAAGTATTTTTGGCTCAAAATGCCCCGGAACTTCTTTGAAAAACACTATATCAAGATACTTAGAGCAAAGGATAATGGCGATCTTTTGGTTATGTTCTATATATGGATGATTACAGAGTCAATCGACCATGAGGGCAAACTGCGATTTTCCGAAGATATTCCGTATGACGCAGAAATGTTGGCGGAAGCATCCGGTTTTGCGTTACAGATTGTTACACAAGCGTTACAACAATTTTCAAAATTACAGCTTGTGGTTACGGAAAGTGACGGCACACTATTTTTACCAAAATCTCTGAAAATGATTGGGTCTGAATCGGCATCCGCACAGAGGGTTAGGGAGTATCGGGAGAGAGAAAAAAACAAGACAAAACCCACTGAGACACCCGAAAACGCTGAATGTAACGAACGTGTAACAGAGAGTAACGTTAATGTTCAAAAAGGTAACATAGAGAAAGAGTTAGAGAAAGAGTTAGAGAAAGAAAATAAAAAAGGGGGAAAGAGGGAAACTACCCAATCAATTTTTGAAAGGCTTCTCCCTGAGTACACCATATCTGATGTAATGGCAGATAAACTTCGCGAATGGTTCAAGTATAAGACGGAACGGAAAGACGGATATAAGGAACAGGGCATGAAGTCGTTGTTAAAACAGGTTGCCAATAAGGTCTCTGTCTATGGAGATACTGCCGTATGCAATCTTATTGATGAATGTATGTCGAATGGATGGAAAGGCATTATTTGGGATAAATTGCAATCATCTTCTGCATACAGAAATAGCGGAGATCGCATTGGAAACAGAGTAAAGGATGTGGATGGCTGGTAATGGAAAGAGAAGAATTTAAGATTTTGGTAAAAGCTATGAAAGCGGTCTACGCACAGCCGACATTCATACCAGATAAAGACGCTTTCGATGTGTGGTATGGATTATTACAAGATCTTCCGTATGAGCAGGCAAACTTGGCAATACAAAAGTACATGACGAGTGAACGTTTTCCTCCAACCATCGCAGATATTCGCACTAAAGCAACGGAGATTATTGCTCCGGCGGAAGAAAGCATGAGCGAACTGCAGGCATGGGCGTTGGTACAGAGGGCGTTAAGGAACTCCGGTTACAACTCAGAAGAGGAATTTGCAAAACTGCCGGAGGCGTGCCAAAGAGCTGTTGGAACGGCGGCAAACCTCAAAGAGTGGGCGTTGATGGATTCAGACCAAGTGGCAACCATTGAACAGTCGCACTTTATCAGGAACTATCGGACTTCGGTGCAGCGGATGAAAGAAGAGGCACGTCTGCCGGAGAATGTAAGGATGCTCATAGCCGATATGGGGAAGAAACACGCAGCACTTATGGAAAAAGCAGTAGACCCACAGATAGAAATGCAAAAAATTGAAGTGCCGGAGGAAAAGACCGAACCACCATCCGGTATATCAAACGAAACCAGAAAGAGACTGGATGAAATGTATGAGAAGTTCGGTGTTAAAAAGTAACGGAGGAAAGGGCAGCGCGCATAAATCCTGGGAACCTCTGAAATGGATTGAGAAAATTATCATACAAAGAGATGAGGGAAAGAGGATTGTGTCCGAAGTGTGGTAAAGAAAACCCAACGCCGGAAAGATCCATGTGTCCTGACTGTGCGGCAAGAAATTCTGAATTACGCAAGCAGAACCGAAAATACCATGAAAGGATTGGGATATGCACTCATTGTGGGAAAAATCCAGCAGAACCTAACAAAAAGCTATGTTATGAGTGCTTGGGTCAATTTCAAGATAGTTATTCGGAAAAAGGGAAAACCGATGAACAGAAAGAGAAAGATCGGCTGAGGAAAAGGCAGTTAAAACAGACACGCATCGAAAACGGACTATGCCCCAGATGCGGAAAACATCAATCACAGAATGGTGGTTTATGCCAGAGATGCAGGGCGTATCTGAAAAATTACAGAGACAAAAACCGATGCGATTTGTCACGTTCAGAGAGACCGGACTACGGCATTTGCTATATATGTGGCAAAAATCCAACAATGAAAGGGAAAAAGGTGTGCGATAAGTGTTATGAAACACGGCTGAGTACCTTACCGGCAATGTGGGAAAATGCTAATAATGACTACTTCCGGCAGCTTAATTATGCGAGATTTTGCATGATAAAAAATCAAAGAAAGGAGAAAACGAGTGGATCAGATTTCAATGTTTGATTTAATGTACCCAACATTTAAGACTGACAACCCAGTGCGATTGATAGAATTGTTTGCCGGGGTTGGTTCTCAGGCGATGGCACTTCGTAATCTTGGCGTACCGTTTGAACATTACCTTATGTCTGAATGGGAAATGCACGCCACGGCATCATACAAAGCTATTCACATGGCGGACGATGATACGGATTACAGTGCAGAAATGAGTTCTGAGGATGTTATACAGGCACTTACTCAGTTGGGAATATCCGTGGATGGAAAGAAACCTCTCACGGAAGAGCAGATAAGGAGTCATTCATACAGTGACGCATGGCGCAGAGAATGTTACAACAACATAAAAGCCACGCACAACCTTGTCAACATTTGCTCAATGAGGGGGGGTGATCTGGCAATAACGAATACTGACAGATACACCTACCTTATGACGTATTCGTTTCCATAAGACCTTGCCAGGACTTATCACTCGCCGGAAAGATGCGAGGAATGAAAAAAGGATCAGGAACGCGTTCCGGGTTACTGTGGGAAGTTGAAAGACTTCTGAATGAGACAGAAAATCTTCCCCAGATACTTCTCATGGAGAATGTGCCACAGGTTATCAGCGCAGACAACATAGACGATTTTCATAGCTGGTGCAGCTTTCTTGAAAGCAAGGGATATAAGTGTTATACGCAGATCCTCAATGCAAAGGATTACGGAGTGGCACAGAACAGAGAGCGTTGCTTCATGGTATCTATTTTGGGAGATTATAATTACAAATTTCCGCAGCCGGTTCCACTGGATAAGACAATGAAAGATTATTTGGAGGACGAGGTAGACGAAAAGTATTACATCAACTCTGAAAAGGCACAGAAACTCATCAAGGACTTACGAGAGAGCGGTCAGTTAGACGGTATCTCAAAAACCGTTAGGGGGGGGGCAGAGGCTCAGTAGACCGGCATCATTGGGATGCGGTGTTACAGAAGTAGACAGCTCAGATGAACCATGAGCCGGCCATTGATTGTGGCTCATACGGGAACAGGCGGAGAAAGAGGACGTATAATGTCCCCGGATGGCATATCAGTGGCATTGTCGGCAACGGATTATAAAGATCCACCGAAAGTTTTAGTGGAGGAAAAAGTAAATGGCAGACAGAATAATCGTAGTCGGCTCACTGAACCCGGAAAAAGAAGTCCAGGACAGGGTCCAAGTTTTATCGGGGGGGGGGGGTATTTGCCATGCAATAAGGGCAACAGACTACAAAGATCCTCCGAAAGTGCTTGTGGAATCTACGACCCATACTATAAAGCATTGTACAAAATGATATGTCCTACCCTATTGGCGAGCGACTACAAACATTTGAAATATGTAATTGAGGAACTATGAAATGGCAAATAAGGTACGCTGCATACAACTGGGGAATATCGCCGTAGGAAAGAGTTGGGATAATCCTCAGAGCGGAAGAATTTATTCCGTAGACGGAATCGCCCCGACCTTAAACACTTGTGGGGGGGCAATTTGGAACCAAAGATATTAGAAATCAAGGAAAGGAAAGAAGATATTGCAGACCGGGATTAAGAGGTTAGGCAATATTCTCCCCACTTCCACGAGAGAGAACCCAAACCAAGGGCGAGTGTATGATACCGGCGGCATAGCTCCGGCAATCACGAGTGGGGGGGTACTGTACCTTGCGTAATAACAGAGACGGAGGCGGAAACGTGGTTGAAAGAATCATTGTTGCGAGCAGAGGACGAAACCCAAACAATCCATCAGACAGAACCACAGGCGCACCAACGGAACAGCGGTTAGAACCGAACTCAGAGGGCTTGTGCAACACACTTACTTCCGTCCAAAAAGATAACTATGTTTTGGAGATAAGAGTAAATGAGGATTGATTTTGCGATATGCCGTTGCGTCAGAACTGAATACGGCAAAAGAATCAGAAAATTATACGAAAGCCACCAGATTTCAGAAAAAAGAGGCAATATGACTCAACTTGAAGCAAGAACTGATGGCATATCCAACACCCTCACGACTGTTCAAAAAGACAATCTGGTTTTAGAGATAAGGACGGTGGATGATGGATAGAGAGTATGTAGGCATCCGGCAGGCAACACAGAAAGGTTATATCGAATGTGAGATTGGTGGAGTTGCGGATTTCTCATACCCGACAAGTAAATTACGGCGAGGAAGAGTGCAAGGCGGCGGCCATGTATGCCCCACACTTACATCTCAAAGCATGGGAGTTTGCCGTATTGAAAAAGTTATTCGGGGGGGGGCAGGACGGTATGCAGCATAGTGACAATCTTACGGAAAGGAGTACAGAAATGGCAAAGGTAGGGCAGGTTTCCAATGAGGGAAGTCAATGCGGATCTGTTTATTCTGATGATGGCAATTCTCCAACGTTGACCGCCGGAACACATGGAGATGCAAACTCAAAGATCTGCACAGAGTACCGAATAAGAAAGCTCACTCCAAAAGAGTGCTGGCGACTGATGGATTTCTCAGATGCAGATTTCCATAAGGCGGAGAAAGTAAATAGTAACACACAGCTTTATAAACAGGCCGGAAACAGTATTGTAGTAAATGTTCTGGTCGCAATTTTAGGGCAGTTATTCCTTGGGAAAGAGGATGTATATAGAGACTGCAAGGTTAAGACTGAAAATTTTTTTGAAGAAAATGTTTAGTCAAACAAACAAGAAAATGAGAGAAAGGAGAAAAATCGGTATGTTAGGAAAAACCGCAAAGGAAAAACAGACAGACGATAAAGAGACTGAGTATGCTTCCTACGAGATTTGCCGAAAGAGCAAAGTCGGAGAGTATATTCAGGCAGGACAGGAGTTTTTTGTGGCTGATATGAAAAAGAAAAAGATTTACAGCTCCAACGATCTGCGCCTGAGAGAGTTATCGGAAAAGGTAGACTCTGAGGACACATTCGTATTCAAAGAAGCAACTTATATGTAAATAGGAGGACAGTTTTATGAACAACAGCAGTAATGGAAACAGTGGAAAAACATCAGGCGGTATCGGATTTTTCGGAGTGTTACAGCTTATCTTAATCACTCTGAAATTGTGCAAAGTAATCACATGGTCTTGGTGGTTAGTTCTTCTCCCTATCTGGATTGGACTTGGACTTACGGCAATTCTCATTGTAATCATCGTGATCGCAGCACTTTTGAAGTAGGAGGGCGAGACATTGACACAGGAACAGATGAGAAACCTCAATACAATCGTAGAAACGTATGGAAACGATGCACAGGAGGATATGGCGATTGAAGAGTGTTCCGAACTCATCAAAGCCATTCTGAAATTCCGCCGCAGTGATGAGAAAACAGCAGAAATGAGAGAAGCAGTGATAGATGAAATTGCAGATGTACAGATCATGCTCACACAGTTGGGAATTATTTTTAACTGCGTAGCAGAGGTAGAGGATCGAATTGATTTCAAAATCAATCGACAGATGGGGCGAATTAAGGAAAGAGAGGCAAAACGTGATGTTTGTTAAGTCTCAGGATGGAGCGGTAGTTCTGAACAACGACAAGGTAACAGAATACAGCACGGACAGCAAATATGATGGGCGGTACAAAGTTGCTGCCCTCGTAGGAGAAAACAGGGTAGTGATTGGCAGATACTCTACGAAAGAAAAATGCAGAATGGCGATTTCAATGCTTATGGACTGCTACACCATGAATTTACTGTTTGCGAGAGGTCAGGATGAAAACCCCAGAGACTTAGTATGTGAATATGTGGCGGATCAACCACTTGGAGTGTTCGAGATGCCACAGGAGGATGAGGTCTATGAGGATAGGACTGATTGACGTAGACGGACACAATTTTCCAAACATACCGCTTATGAAACTATCGGCATGGCATAAAAGCATAGGCGATTCCGTTGAGTGGTACAGCCCATTATTTTCGGGACACATGGATCGTGTGTATATGTCAAAGGTATTCAGTTTCACACCGGATTATGAACATTTTGTAGATGCAGATGAGGTTATACGCGGCGGTTCTGGGTATTGCATAGAAACAGTAGACGGAAGAGAGATTTACCACAAAGAAAGAGACCGAACGCTACCGGAAGAGGTGGAACACATTTACCCAGACTACGATCTTTATCCTGAATTATGCAAAGATACGGCATACGGATTTCTCACAAGAGGCTGTCCGAGAGGTTGTAATTTCTGCCATGTTGAAGCAAAAGAGGGAAGATGTTCCCATAAAGTTGCGGATTTATCTGAGTTTTGGAGGGGACAGAAAAACATTGTTCTGTGCGATCCGAACCTCATAGCTTGTAAAGATTGGAAAGACTTGTTGCAGCAGCTCATTGATAGCAAAGCAAAGGTAAACATCAATCAGGGCATAGATATTCGCATTATGACAGATGAAAAGGCGGAAATGATAAGACAGTTAAGAGTTGACAGTGTTCATTTCGCCTGGGATCGGTATGAGGATAAAGAACTTATTGTACCAAAGTTCAAAATGTTCAAGGACATAACTGGATGGAAAGCCAGAAAAACAAGCGTGTTCGTTCTGACGAATTTCGACACAACAATCGAGCAGGATTTGGAACGGATATACACCCTTAGAGATATGGATTATGACCCATATGTAATGGTGTACGACAAGCAGCACACAAAGGGTGGAGATACCGTGAGATTACTTCAAAGGTATGTGAATAACAGAAAAATTTTCAAAACCATAAAAAGGTTTGAGGACTATGATCCTCGGATGGGATAGGAGGACACTATGAGCAAAGAATTTTATAGAGGGGAAATCTTCTATATCCGCAATGAGAGCGAATATAGCGGAAATGTACAGGGGGGGCAGACCTGCAGTAATCATAAGCAATGACATTGGAAACAATGCGGCTCCCATACTGGAAGTGGTTTACCTTACCACTCAGGAAAAGAAACCGTTGCCGACACACGTTAAAATCAACAGTTCAAAATATCCATCCACCGTGCTTTGTGAGCAGATTGATACGGTAAACAAGGATAAGGTTGGAGATTACATAGGGCAGTGTTCTATGGCGGAAATGAAAAAGATTGATGCAGCGTTGGCAGTAAGTATCGGCATTGGAATTAACATCAAATCGAATGATCTGGTAAAGAAGTGGGCGGAAGCTGCAAATGAAGCAGTGAAGCCAGACGAGAAAGAACCTGAACCTATTGCAGAAAAGGTGGAGATGCCGGACATTGAGACACAGTTGGAAATCGCAAAAATCACAGCCGAGAGGGACGTGTATAAGCGGTTATACGAGGAAACAATGGCCCGGAGATAGGAGGAAATATGAAAAAGACAGCGAGAGTAATAGTGACATTGGCTTGTAACAGAAAATGCCCCGGATGCTGTAATGAGACTATCGGAAAGGTAGCGAGCATTGGAGATATTTCAGTCCTTTCAGACTATGAGGAAGTTGTGATAACCGGCGGAGAACCGATGCTCAACCCGGATAGCCTGTTGAGATTTATCAAGGCACTGAAAAAGCAGAACAAACGGCAGAGAGTGTATCTGTACACGGCTTGTTTATCAATGGATGATTACGGAAAGATCCTTAATCAGTTGGACGGAATCACAGTAACGCTCCATGCCGAGGCAACGGATGATGATATTCGCAATCTGAAATATATGAGCTACAACCTCTATGGAGAGGATCTGGATATGCGGTTGTTCATCGACCGTAGAGTATATGAAAAATATGATTTATCCAATATCTGCCTGAAAACGTGGGATGTCGTGAGAAAACTGGAATGGAAAGAGAAGTGCGATCCGGCGGACAACGAAGATCTGCTTTTGTTCCATCTGTTTTAAGGAGAACGCTATGGAAAATTACAAAGTAGTCTCAATAACGGACAGAGAGGGCAATCCCCGGACAGATGGGAGATACCCTGACAGAGTAGGAAGAATATGTACCAAGCCAAACGTGAGGATCGGAGAACAGATGGTAATTCAGTGGATCTCAAATGCCGATGGCACACCATATGTCGGAGAACTCACAACGAGTATGGCAATTTCCTACATCGAGATAAAAGGAAAAATCACAGTAACAACGAGACATTCAGTATACACATTCGAGAAGTTATGAGAGAATCAGAAACTTTTAATTACATCCGCCGGAAGTACCCGGGCGAGGAAGAAAAATGGAGAAAGGTCACTCAACTTGTAAAATTCGATGAGAATTTGGAGGTTAAGAGTGTACATGATTTCAACATTAACTGCTACATATCAACATTTGGGAGGCTTATAAGAAACGGAATCCTCTGCAATATGGCATACGGAGATAAATACGATATTTCCAGTATGTTCACAGATACGGATGAAAACCAAGTACGGTTTAAGAGACACCAGATTGTTATGCAGACTTTCTTCATGGGAGACAGACGGCGGTATGACACCGTAGACCATATAAATAACATGGAGAGGTTCGATAACAGCATATACAACCTCAGATGGGCGGACAAGGGCGTACAGTGTGGAAACCGAAAGGATAAGCCAGGGAAACACAGAATGGTTATCTGCATAGGCGATGAGGAAGAAATCTTTTTCTCATGCCGGGAGGCGGAACGTCTGTACAATCTACCGCCGAACTCGGTTGGTAAGGTATGTCGTGGAGAACTGGAATCCATATATGGTTATAGATTTGGATATTTATAAGGAGATCAGAGATGGGAAAAGATTGGACCGGAAACGGCAAGAGTATTTTTACAACCCTTGGCGCATCCAACCACACAGAGAAAGAAAGAGAGATTAACGACTACTATGCGACAGACCCTATCGCAGTAGACGCATTGTTACAGGGGGGGGGCAGAGCTGAATCATAAGATTTGGGAGTGCTCTGCAGGACAAGGACACTTATCAGAACGTCTCATAGAACTCGGTTATGAGGTCCGCAGTACGGATCTTATCGACAGAGGGTATGGAGAGGGCGGAATAGACTTCTTACAGACAACAGAAATGTGGGATGGCGATATTCTTACCAATCCTCCATACAAGTATGCAAAAGAGTTCATTGAACACGCAATGACGATTATACCGGATGGGAGAAAGGTGTTCATGTTCCTTAAATTGCAGTTCTTGGAGGGAAAGGCAAGAGGCGAGCTATTCAAGAAATATCCTCCGAGATATGTATATGTGTCACGCAGTCGTATTCTGTGCGCCAAAAACGGGATGTTTGAGGAAATGAAAGCCGGAGGCGGAAGTGCAGTTGCGTATGCGTGGTATGAGTTTCAGAAAGGTTATAAGGGAGTGAGCATTATTAAGTGGATAAATTAGATTTTGGTTACTACAACATGGACTGTATGGCCGGTATGAAACTTTTCCCTGATAAATACTTTGATGTGGCAATCGTAGACCCACCATACGGAATCAATGCGCCGAACATGGCGATGGGAACCAATAAGAGCCGGACGAAGAACGGTTATCCAGCCGAAAGCACCGCAAGTAGATTGAAACGGAGTGGACAGGTAAAGGAATGGGACAGCAAACCGCCAACGGAGGAATACTTCAAAGAATTGTTCCGGGTATCGAAAAATCAGATTATATGGGGCGGAAATTATTTCAATCTGCCACCAACAAAGTGTTTTGTTGTATGGGATAAGGTGCAGCCGTGGGATGCATTTTCACAAGCGGAGATTGCGTGGACTTCTTACAATCTCCCGGCAAAACTGTTCAGATACTCAAACACTGGCGGAACAAATTCAGAGAAGCGCATCCATCCAACCCAGAAGCCAATAGCATTGTACGAATATCTCGTAGGTGCTTTTAAGCTATCGGGGGGGGTGGTGCTTGACACCCATGTAGGATCTGCGTCAAGTCTCATCGCATATCACAGAACCGGTGTGAAGTTTGTAGGGTTTGAGATAGATACCGAGATGTATGAGGTCTCAAATACAAGGTTAGAAAGAGAAAGAGCACAATTATCATTATTTGATTTGGGAATGGAAAGGAACGATAACAGATAACAGGAAAGGAGAAACATGAGGGTAAAAAAGGTTTGCAGATGCAAAACTTGTCAAAAAATATACCCCAACGGAATTGTGGAGATATGTAATTGCGGGACTATTTTGGGAGAAAAGATACCGAAAGCTGAAAGATTAAGCAAAATGTTCATTCCGGGCGCAACAATTACATTCAATCCAGAGGCATTTCAAGGATATGAAGAGGGGGTATTAAGAGCGACCGATAATTGCGAAACTGTTGTTGCAAGAAAAAGATTTTTACGAAGATGGGAGGTTATTTAGCTGATGAGTAGTTTTGTACCGATTTATGCGGTAGATTTCGATGGAACGCTCTGCGAAAGCAAGTGGCCCGGAATTGGCGCACCTAACAAAAAACTGATACAGCACCTCGTTCAACGCAGAGCAGAGGGCGCAAAAGTGATCCTTTGGACTTGCAGAGTGGAAGAACATCTGAAAGAGGCGGTGGACTGGTGCGGTAAATTTGGTTTGGAGTTTGATGCAGTCAACGACAATCTGCCTGAAAATATTGAAAAATATGGGAACAACCCAAGAAAGGTGCATGCCACTTGTTATATTGACGATTTAGCCGTGGATAAAAACAAATACGATCTTCCGTTTCATACTGACGAAGAGATAGACTACTCAAAATTCGATAAATACCCTATCGGAAGTGAGTGGATGTTAAAGACGGAATATGCAGAGTTGCCAGTGATAATAGAAGAGGTAAATGCTTTTCATGGGTATATCAGTGCGAGAAGCACGAGTGAAGAGGACAAATTTAGATTTTTCAAAGTCCGCCGTGATATTGAATGGTTTTACGACAAATTATTTCCAAAGGAGTGATTCAATTATGAAGAAAAAGAAAATCAATCCGCAGGAATTTGACTGTGGATGTTGCGGAAATCAGATTTATAAGAGCCGTCTTAGAGACGAGGTAAAGTGCTGTTATTGCGGTTATATCAATCATGTAGGGAAATACACAGGTAGGAGGAAGAGACTTGGATAAAACGAAAATAGAGTGGGCTGACAGCACATGGAATCCAATTACCGGCTGCCGTCATAAATGCCCTTATTGTTATGCCAGAGGCATTGCAAACCGTTTTGTATCACGGAAAGGATGCCATCTGGTAGAACCGGAGACGTACAAACTTGGAGACGATGGTTCTGAAACTTATGAGATAAATGAGCAACCGTATTATGTTGATGATGAGATCGGAAAACAATTCAGATGCGCCTATCCGCATGGATTTGTGCCGACAATCCACAGATACCGCATGGGAGAATACAGAGACAAAAAGAGGCAGAGAAATATCTTTGTCGGATCAATGTCGGATGTGTTTGGAGAGTGGGTTCCTGATAGATGGATCAGGGAAGTGTTTAATGCTTGTGAGAAAGCTCCGCAGCATAATTACCTCTTCCTCACGAAGAATCCCGGAAGATATATGGAGCTGCATCATTATGGAGAATTACCACTCAGAGATAATATGTGGTACGGAACGACAGTCACAGATCCAGATACGGAGTATATGGGGCAGGACGGACACTATGAGTTCCATACGTTTTTGTCAGTAGAGCCTATACTGGCAGACTTCGGAGAACTGAGTGAGAAATCATACATCCCGGAGTGGATCATCGTAGGAGCGGAGACTGGCAGCAGAAAAGATAAAGTCATACCAAGACGAGAATGGATTGAAAATATTGTGGAGCAGTGCAGAAAGTACAACATACCGGTATTTATGAAACCAAGCCTCACGGACATTTGGGGCGAAGAACTCATTCAAGAGTTTCCGAAAGCCCTTATTCATGCCTGATTTATTCCAGAGCATTGATAAGAATATGGTTAAATCGCCGGTAGCGTACTGCAAAACACACAAAGGGTATCTATCAACGAAGCAAATGAAAGTCCATAAGTGCCTGCAGATAGGATGCACTGGACTGGAAAGATTGGAACATCCCTACTGGGAGGAACGCCAACGGAAAAAGGATGAAGCGAAGAGAAAAAAGAAGCAACAGTAAATTGGTTCATGTTTCATTTGATGAAGTAGAGAGATTTGTTCCGAGAGTTCCGAAACAGATCTGCCCGGGTGAGGATAACACCACTCCGAGGATATGCGTAGCACCTAACATATTGAGTGCAATCCAAGCGATGCCGCAAGGCGGAACAGTAGCGTACAACATGGCAAGGATTGGCGTACCGGTTGTTATTCATGCGTATTACATAGAGAGTGATGCTATCCTCATGCCGGAACAGATAGCGGATAAAGTGCCGGATGCCGTTGCCACAGGAGAAATGTGGGTTATGGCAGTTCCGGCAGCAGTCCGCCGAATGGACTACGAGATTGTTGATCCGTATGTGCCTATGAGGATTGATAGGAATGGCACGAGAGAGCGATTCCTTGTATGGTACGGAGAATTGAAAAGGGTTCGGTATCAGGATAATTGGAGAAACCTATCTACCAGAACAGCCAGAAATCAAAAGGCGGTAGAGTGGTTTATGGAAAATAAGCCGGACATATCGTACAGAACATTTATGTCAAATATGGACGATGAACTATTGAAATCATTCCATGTGGAATTACAGGAGGTATGGGAGTGAACAAACAGAAGAAATTAGCAAAGCAGAACACGCCGTTGTATAAGAGAGTACCGACACTTAATCTGGTGGACTATTCAGATATAAAAGTGCCGCTGGTAGTGATATATGACAGCCCAAAAGATTTTCCTGGAAAAGTGGTGGCAAGAGTGTGGGACGGAGAGAAGAACCGGCCAACGAATGTTTACTGCGAATATGAAAATCTTAAAAGATGCGAAGATGATGTAATGTCAGCCGGATTCATGTTCAAATTTCCAAGGACACCGGAGGATGATGCGTGCATTGTTGAAACATACATGAGATAGGAGGATTGCAATGGCAAAGAAGAGAAGCTGCCGCAGAACAGTAAATGAAGATAAGGTACATGAAAAAGCGGTTAAAATCCGCAAAATGACCGATGAACAGTTGGTGCAGTATGTCAATGACAGAGTGGAAAAAGCCAGGAGTGAGGGATTTAATCAGGGAAAGAAATCGTCTACCGGAATGACGGTCAATGATTTTCTGAAAGAAATCTCAAAAATCAAAGGTGTCGGAGATGCCACAATCTGCAAAATCATGGAGCATTTCAGAGAGAAAGGAATCAAGGATGAAAAAGACACCACTACAAATATTTGAGGAACGTAACGAAAAGGATTGTTGTCTTAACTGCAAAAAGCTGATTGTAAAGCAGACAGACGCAGGACATATAAATTTCTGTGGAGAAACAGGAAAGATCATTCTCGATATGTTCCTTGATGTTGGAACTCATTTTCCAAAATGCAAATATGAGAGAAAGGAGTAAGCCATGCGTGTACAGAATCACATACCAATCAAGGCAGTAGCCGTCAAAGAAGAGGACGGATTGGAAATCGGAACTGAATATGATGTAGAGGACATTATGATGGGACAGAGCAATACGAGCGTGAGACTGGTAGGAATGAAAGGATCATTTAATAGTATCTCATTCAAATTCATGCACGATGGCAGAGAGATTGATATTTTCAGAAGCCCTTTAATCAATCCGTATATGAGATTTAACGGCAACAATGGGATTTGCTATAAGGAGTAGCTGATGATAAAAACGTGGTATGAGGAATATGAGAAGATAAAGGATAAGGCGATAGTGGTATTTGGGTATGAGTGGGAGTCTATGGCAGATGAACAGAAAGAGAAGATCCTAGCAGAGAAAACCGTGATAATGAGCGGAGACAGCGGATATGCCTGCAAACGCTATCAAATTATCGGAAACGCAAACAATCTGTCAGACCATGAATGTGCCATAATAGCGGATGGCGGAAATCTCTGCTTTGGGTACAGAATGGAGGGACAGGAAATCGTTGTATACACAGATTAAAGGAGGACAATATGGAAGCAAGAGAACTGGCAGAAAAGCTCAATGGAAGAGCATACGGAGATAGTTTCGATGATGTACTGGAAGAGGCACAGCAGAGCGGTCTTGTCATTGTGACAGGTGCATCGGATGATTTGATGGAGTTTGACGGAGCAATCCGCGATGAGGGCGGATGCTTTGACGGCGGAAGAGTTTATTTCGATAAAGACGGAGTGGATCAGGAGGGAGAAAAACGCGCAAACTGGATAGATGCCAGATGGTGTGACGGCATGAACCGAGACGGACTTCCGGCAGATTGGACGTATGAGACAGAAATTCCTTGTGAGAGATTTGATATTTGGGAAGATGGAGAGGTCTACTGCGTAGGTTTGGTATTCTCAATCGAGGATTTGAAATGAAAACCGCAGAAACCGTAGCATTGGAAAAGGCAATCAGAAGAGCCACATACAAAATGGGGACATTTGGCTGTTACGAGGTAACAATAGGATATGGAGGCAAGGAGCGTGTGGACTACATGACATACGACACAAAGGGCATTTTCCGATGCTATGAGGTTAAGGTATCAAAGGCAGATTTCCATAGTGCAGCAGTTAAATCGTTCGTAGGTCACTACAACTATTATGTGCTTACCAGAGAACTTTACGATCAGGTCAAAGGAGAGATCCCAGACTGGGTTGGCGTGTATATTGGCGATTACTGCGCCAAGAAAGCCAAGAAACAGGATTTATCCGATAGGGAATATAAAACACGCCGTTCAATCAATGGGCGCAGTACAGAGGTATCTATGCCGTGGGTGGAAATGCTCAAAGAAAGTATGATCCGATCGCTGTACCGTGACTCAGATAAGCTGATTCAGACAGAGGACGAGCAGTATATAAGCCGCCTCAGAAGCCAGATTGACAAGGCGAGGACTGAAAGGGACAGAGAATCAAAGAAGTATCTCAGATTATGGAAAGCCGTAAGGAAAGAATTTGGCGATGAAAAGGCATGGGAACTCATAGAAAAGGCAGAGGAATAAAACCTCTGCCTTAAATCATTTCCTGCCATTTATGGCAATCGCTACATCATCAAAACCGGAATCAGAGTAGTAAGTGCCCTCCTGAGAAAGAGTTGTACCCGGCTGCAATTCTTGGTTATCATCCATAAAAGATAATTCGCTAAAATTAACCATCTTCCCATCTTTAAGGTACACCACATCCATCCACACATAATCTGCGGCGGAAGTTCCGTTGTTTGTCACGGATGCAACAATGCCGCTGTCGGTAGTATTGTAGTCAACGGATAAGTCAGAATAGACAGGAGAGTATTCCTTTTCCTCTGATACCGACAGTGTGTAATCGAAACTATCAATCTTATCCCATTCATCAAATGTGGTCCATATACCGGCTGTTTGCCCTGGAGCAACCGCTTTTGTTCCATCACTGGAAGAACCAACCATACTGCCGGAAGAATCCAATGCGGTCACATTCAGATCAATACTCACAACCTTATCTGAATTGTTTGTTACATACATAACGTAATACATAAAAGAATCATCCACAGTACAGGAATAATCCTGCGTACTCATCAAATCTGCAAGGTCTGTTTTGTCTTTACTTTCTGTCGTAGTCGTGACCGCAGTAGTGCCATTTTTGGTAGATGTACCGCCACCACAACCAGTCAAAAGAACGGCTGACAGTAACAGTATGGCAAAATATCTCATCTTCATAGACATATCCTCCCTATATAAATGTTTAGTCCATTATACATCAATGTGTCTATCAATGCCACATTATTCGCTTGCCTTGAAATTATATATAGGTTTCAGAATCGCAAGAATATCAACGGTTTCCCCAATACATTCCACAATCTCTTCAATAGGCTTGTATGCCATCGGTGCCTCATCTATGGTTTCCTCTGATACGGAAGTAGTGTAGATGCCATCCATAGAGTTTGAATAATCACTCATGTTTAGAGTTTCCTTTGCTTTCATCCGTGACATAAGCCGTCCAGCTCCATGCGGCGCAGAACAGTTCCAATCCTCATTTCCCTTGCCGGTTCCGAGAATACACCCGTCACGCATATTGATAGGGATAAGAACCTTTTCTCCGTACTTGGCAGAGATAGCACCTTTACGGACGATGTTGGAGTCGTGGTCGATATAATTGTGGATGCACTCAAAATAATCCGGTATTTCTGCGCCGACTCCCCATCCCATATGATCGCATATAATCTGAGCAATCATAACACGATTCATGTAGGCAAACTTCTGACATATCCTCATATCATGGAGATACTGTTCACGATACTTGCCCTCTAAATAACAGAGGTCTTTCGGCAACTTCGGAGTGACAGCACGGAAGTTCCGGTGTAGCTCCTTGATTGCGGATTCAATTTCAGATTTTCTTCCGGCGGCTTTGTAGTCGGCAATGAGCTTTTCCTGACGATCGTACAAATCGTCCTTGCCACACATCAATTCATAGGCAAGATTCTGGTAATAGTCCGCTACCTGTTTTCCTAGGTTACGGCTTCCGGTATGAATTACGAGATATTTGTACCCATCATCTGTAGTATCAACCTCGATAAAATGGTTGCCGCCACCGAGAGTGCCAATAGAGCGTTCAAGACGCTTGGTATCTTTTAATTCCCGGTAACAACAAAGCTCTTTCAATTCTTCAAAACGCATTTGCCGCCCATCATGCACATTTTTCCCACTTGGAACATAGGTGCGGATAACACGATCTAAAGTGTTCAATGTAACAGCATTAAAATCCCTATGCCCTAAACTAACGCAAAGCATACCGCATCCAATATCAACCCCAACGATGTTAGGTATTACTTTATCTCCCAGGTCGGCAGTAAAACCGATAACACATCCCTTACCGGCATGAACATCCGGCATGATACGAACCTTACAGTCCTTAAAGGCATCCTGAGACAGAAGAGTGTTAATCTGTTCCAAAGCCTCATCTTCAATGGTTTTTGCATATACTTTCAAATTACCCATAGTGATCCTCCTATACTTTGTATGTTTTATTATTTTCGGAATTTCCGTTGTATTTCGTGAAAGGGCGAACCCATACACGTTTGCCGGTTTTGGTAGTTCGGTAAAATCCTCTCACACTTACCTGTTCGGTAGGTTTTGTGTAGTGCCTTTTTGTACCGTCTGCAGGAATAGGCCTGCTATCAATGCGGTATGTGGTTATCAATGGTGTTGCACCGCCGGAACGGCGGAGGCTTTTTCGATGCTTATGAGAAATACGTTTCTCTTTCTGTTCCGTAGTCTCGATGCAGTTGCGGTAATGAGTTGCAAAACACATGAGAGAGTGGAACTTCAATGCTTCCTTGTACGGCGTTCTGTCAGCGGCAAGAACCATCCGGGCAACCTTTCGTTTCTCTTTGCTTAATCCGGCAGGAAAGACAATGTTTTCGATTTCCTGAGTTTTCGGATCATACCGATAATTGCAGACATACACGCCACCCATATACAGATGCAGTCTGACGAACACACCCTCCTGCTCATAATAGAATTTTATATCTTCCTCCGGCAGCTCAACCAATGCGGAGGGGATGGGGATGCGGAACTCTTCGACATCCAACCAATCTTTATTTTGCTGATACCATTCAATGATCTTCTCTGTTTTCTCAATGGTATCGACTATGATTTTATTGCAGTTTGTAATATCAATCATGCCTAAGACCTCCATTTCTTCAATGGTTCCTTATAGCATTTGCCTATTTGGGCACGTTCTTATCAAGCGGCATCGTGCGCTCCGCTGGAGATACGCGAATGTCAGGAGATCCCACTATCCTTATCCGGTTTCGCATTAAAGCCGGAAAACCTGTCGACCAACAAAGGGATGGTGTATGCCGTTATCAACCCTCATACCGGCAGCAGTTTTCACATTAAAAACTGCCAGAAACCTGTTACACGACACTCAAATAGACAAATCTTATAAGGAACCATTACTATATATGCGCCTCATTTGGGGCGGTAAATAATATCAACGTGGGAATCTAATGCCTGTTCAATCTTCTCGTCCGTAACACCCAAGTAACGAGCTGTAACGGCGGCGGAACTGTGCTGATACAGGCGGCGGACCAATTCAATGTCCTTTCCGTTATTGTAGTAAATCTCTGTTCCGAAGTATTTACGGAACGAATGGGTGGATATATCCTCATACCCAGGACCGAGCCAGTCGCAAACCTTTTTCAGATGCTTTTGCACTGCCCGGACACCGATAGGGAATATCAGATCATCGCCCTCAATACCCTCAGAGCCCGCATATTCAAGGAGGAAGTTGTAGACCTGTTCCTGAACCTTGAAACGGCGAACCTTTCCGGTCTTATGCTCAATAATATTAAAAGCGTGACCGGATGGTGTCTTAATGAAAGAGGAACGCCGGAGGGAGAGCGTATCGCCAATGCGAAGCCCTACATTCGCCTCAATAACGAGGATCGTAGCAATCCGGGGATTAGGCTGTATGCAGTCTCCAATGCCCTCATATAAAGTTTTTATGATAGTCTCGTACTGCTCATGCGTACAAGCTGTTGTTGTCTTTCCTGCCATATCAATCTCTCCATTTATACGCCACAGACCTCATCGCGGATCTGCAAATCAATGTCAACAATGTATTCCATATCAACGCCGAGTTTCACTAACTCATGGATATATTTTGTAGTATCGGCTCCGCCCTCTGATGTTTCGTAATAGTGACGAGATGCCTGCTTGAACTTCTCAATAGTTTCATCAATGGCACTTCGCCGGATTTCTTCAATCATATAGTTTGTGTGCATCATCATTCCTTGCAATGTATTCATAAAATTCTCCTTACTGATTTTTCATCAATCCGCCAACAATATTATTGATTGCTGTCTCCGAAACAAACCCACCCTGCAGTCTTACAGGAGTAAGAGAACCGTTAGGGAGAAAGAGCATATCGCCATGGCCCATGAGCTTTTCGCCGCCGGCCATATCCAATGCGACCATAGAGTTTGTGACTGTACCAACACGGAGACAGATCTTTGTCGGCATATTCGCCTTAATCAATCCGGTAACAACCTTTGCAACCGGGTACTGTGTAGCGATTACAAGGTGGATGCCACAGGCACGGGCTTTCTGTGCAATTCTTACAATATGTCCCTCAACGGATTTTCCACCCATGCTCATAAGGTCGGACAACTCATCAATGAAAACTATGTCACGTCTCATAGGAGCATCTGCGAACTTTGCATTGTAGCTGTCAATGTCACGGCAGCCGGTAGAGGCAAGAACGGAGTAACGGCGATCCATCTCAATACAAAGGTTCTTCAAAAGCTCAACCGCACCATTTACCTCAGATACAACCGTACACGCTGCAAGGTTCTTGTAATACTCAAACTCTGTTGCTTTTGGGTCAATGATATATAAGTGCATCTGTGCCGGATTCTTTTTCATCAGCAGGGACAAGATGAGGTTATGCAGCACGATTGATTTACCAGATCCGGTCATACCAGAAATAAGAATGTGGCAAGCCTTGGCAATATCAATGTAATGTTTGGAACCATCAACCGCCATGCCGATAGCCATTGTGAAACCATCGGAGGACTGATATTCGTTGTCAATGAGCATATCGCCCAGGAACACGGTTTCTGTACCGGTCGGAACCTCAATATACACATAACCATTATCAAATCTCAAAGAGGCGTTGCAATGTAAGGCTGCCTGAAATTCCTTTTCACGTCTCAAAATGGCTTGTACCTGAGTTCCGGGAGCCGGTTCAATAACATACTGTGTAAGGTGTGGTCCTTGATTGATCTTTGCAAGGGTGGAGCGGAGGCGGAAAGAGTTCAATACACTCAATATGGTTTCAGCTTCATTCTTTACTCCATGAGATCCCCATGAGGTGTGATAAGTCATATTGCCCTCAACGGTAGGGAAGATATACGGCTTTGCAAGTTCATACGCCGGAGCGGTGGCAGCGGTCTGTCTCTCTGCGGACTCTTTCAGTCCTGCATTGAGAAGTGCGCGGGCCTTGCTGTGTTTTCTGTTTGCGGTCAATGTCTCCATACAGTTAATAAATACGCTTTTCTTTCTCATGGTCCTCAATCCTTTCTTTACCGGATGCCGGTAGTACACAACTTTCTGTTTAATGCCTGCAATTCTTTGATGTGTATGTCAATAGCTTTCTGCGATTCAGTGTCACATACAAGGCGTTGCGCCTGCCATGCGTTTTCTATCATTGTCAAAACACTATCGCTCAATAACGTCTGTTCTCTATCTGTCAATGAAATAACTACCATGTTCATACCTCCTACCACATATCATTACTTGAAAAAGTATTCAAAAGGATCTCGTTGTCGGTTTCTGTTATATCCAGATAGTTGCCGGAATCATCAATAATACTCAATGCTTTTTCTTTGGTTATAGGTCTTTTCTCTGCGCCCCTAAAAGCGAAACCATATCGGAACATCAAAGGCTTTTCGGATGCCTCAACAACTTCCCTCGCCTTGGCTCTGTCCAATGTACCTTTATAGAATGACATTTCTAACATTTTGTGTTACCTCCATATTACAACGTGTTACATATCGTTACAATGTAACGAATTAGATTAAAATACTCTCAATCAATCGGCGGTTTCCGGGTGTAACCTCTCCGCCGTAGTTGGAAACGGTCAAGATCAGGTCAATAGCTGTTCTCAATCCTCGAAGCTCGGCAGATACCCGGCTACGCTCATTGTGATAATTCTTCAATGCCTCACGCTGGATAGGAAGCTCAATAGAAAGCTCAAAGCGTGTGCGGCGTGGTGTGGATGGGTTGTTATAGGTGCGATCCATCGCATCAATGGCAGCCATGCGGCGATCCTCTTCGATGCTCATTCGCTTTTCTGTTGCTTCAAGGCTTGACACCTTGGCCTGCAGTAACTCAAAACTGCTCATACCGTTCTCAATTCTCAATGCTGTATTATTCATGGTTTCTTATCCTCCTAAACTCAATATGTTATGCTGTGACTACTTCATAATTTGCCGGAATCCTGGTTACTGGCATATAACGGCCGGATGATTGGCAGAACCAGAAAGGGCGTTTGAACTGATACGCTGCGGCGTGTTTCAATAGTTCGATGCTTTCCCCAGTATGGAGAGTAAAGCGGATCACTGCGCCGACGGGTAAATTTTTCAATGCGTGAGGATCTTTCTTAGCTTCAATGTTCTTTCTGCATCTCTCACGCCAGCTATTGGCATATTCTGAATCAGTAGGGGAGAGAAGAGAGAGAATCGAAGCCGGGCAATGATCTTCACAAGGTCCCATGCTTTCTTCCATCGTCTTAACTCCAAAGTTGAAATAGTCCCGGTTGTTTGTGTGTGTCAATGCAACGGCGGCGAATGTCTCAACCTCTCCGGTGCTCAATACGGTTGCTTTTACGGCTGCGTAATATGTAGCCCCGACCATGCAAGAACGGACAACCTCATATTTTTTCGTGTCGTTCTGCCAGGTGTAAAGCTCGTCAATTTCTGCCTTTTTGTCAATAGCTCCGGTTCTGGTGTAGTGTGTTGCGTGTGTATAATCCCATCCCATGATATAAACCTCCTTAATTTCTTACCGGCTCGCATTGTAAACAATGATTTTCGCTAAAAGTTATCAATGCTTTTTTCGTGCCGTTCTCATGCTTGAAATTTTCAAAAAACTTTATCAATGTATCAAACTTATAATAGTGCAAGCCTATTTCTGAATACTCAATATAGCGATGATCCGTTATATAGGTTCCTTGGCTGTCGGTGTACTTCTTAAAGAAATGCAGCTTTTCTATATATTCATCAATATTTATTGTTTGCCCCTCTTGCAGATGTTCCAATACTGCGGAGCGGTTCAGATATTTATAAGCCATCTTAAAGCCTCCGATCTCTCAATATATCCGGCGAAGCCGGGGCGGATCATCCGCCGCCGTCCGTCTTACTCTGCGCAATGGTTCAACTTGTCTTTTATATCCTCAATATCTGAATTGATGCGCTCTATACTTGCGTAACGCTTATTATTTATTTTTTCTTTGAATGTCTCAAAGTAAGAAAGAGCATAAGAAAAATAATTCATCTTGTTAGCCACGCCACGCGCCGCGGCTGCGTCCTGACAATTCAAAACGGCATTAGATAATAAAATTCTAGTTGCATCAATGCTTTTCTGCAGTTCGGCTATCTCGCTTGTATAGTCGGCGTTGTCTGCCTCTGCTCGTTCCCTGGTTCGTCTCAATGTTTCGGCTCTCTCTATCAATGCGAAGCGGTGAGGGCGTAACAAGTAGCCGCTTTTGTCGATATGGTCCGCAATATCCGCCGATCGTTTTTCGTTTCCGTAAAATGTGTTATATGGTTCGTATGCGAAACGTGTGCCGCTGCCATCCGTGGCGGTCAATACTAAAGAATTTATATAATTGTTTCCGCGTCCGTCTGTGCTCTTTCTGACATCGTTCAGGGCATACCGCCGGGAAACATCAAATATTTTTGCTTTCGGTTCTTTTATATAGCCTTTATCCTGGGCGATTATAAAAACGCTTTCGGTCTGTTTCTTGCGCAGTTCCTCAAAGTCTCTAATATTAAAACAATAATCTATATTAAGACCAGGGGCAGCGACTCTATAATCCCAATAACTAACACCATCACGGCGACAGGCTGAAAAATTGTTGAGTTTAAGCACTGCAAAATATAAGTCTTGCAGACATCGCGAAGCGGTAGGAACAATAAAAACGGAGATTTTACACGCTGCCGGGTTCATTGCCTCGGCTACTGCCTTTTTTACTGTGTTTGCGGTAAATTTCCCGGGCTGCTGTGTGATAAAATACGGCTTTTCAAAGTCGAAGCCCTCGACATCATGCAAAAACTGAAAAGCTTTTTTGTTGATAGATAAAAGATTTTTAATATATGCGTTGTTCATGGTTTAGGCCTCCTTTGCTGCCTCTCTGGCGGTTTCTTTAAGTGCGTACTGTTGAAACTCTCCCACGGTTTCAATATGCAGGAAGTCAGGAGAGAACCGGCGCACGGTGTAAGCTCTGCGGCTGCCGTCAAAATTGTTTTCACTGGTAACAAAACAACGGTTTTTATACAAAGCGGATTCTATACGAGATCCCCAATATTTGAACGTTTCACGATCGAAGAAATGACCGCCGCCCGTTTTATAAATGGCTTTTGCCTCTGATAATGTAATCATATATATAAGCCTCCTATATTTTGAGAGGGAGCGCCCCGGAGGGCGCGCGCCTCGTTTCTGTCGGTTTAGTAGTTTTCAAAATGCGCCTGCAGTGTTTCGATCTCGTCAGCCGTGAAAAGTCTTTCAATAGCTTTCTTTGTTCTCTTGCAAGCCCTAAAAGCCTTTAATCCTTTTCGGATCTGATCCGCTCCGCCGTCAATATATCCAAGCTCTGTTAAAAAGTCCGCTTCATCTGTGCAGCTCTCAACACAAGAAGCATCAGACAAGATACAATATAAACAATCTTTTTTCTCCGGCTCATGGGTTGCGGATGGGTTGCACTGATAATCAAAAGTATAACGGCGGTTATTTGCCGGGTTGATAATGCGGCACTTATAGAGAACGTGGGACGGTGTAAAAAGGTCCTTTTGTTCGTCTGCCTCTTCAAATGTGAATTTTAAAGAATCAATAATCTTTTCTGCTGTCATGGTCTTTCCCTCTCTTTTCTGTTGTTCCATCCGGGAAAGCCTGTTATAATAGGAGACAAGCCCCGGAGGGGTGGCGGCGGTCCGTGTCGCTTGGTAGGTGTAGCGGATCGCCCTTTTTTATTTTGTTTCAAAGTCGTTTACGTCAGACTTGCAGACGGCGGCTTGCAGGGGTTCGCCTGTCCTATTCCCTTTTATGCTGCGTGTATATAGGCAACTCGTTCCAGCCATCGCCCCGGCTCAATAGTTCCGGAGCGGTTCCCGCTTTCCCCCTGGGAGCGTCGGGGGCGTTAATCATTGTTAGAGTGCTAACTGCTTTCACTCGATGCCGGGCCGGTTTTATACCGCTTTCCCGATCTCGTGCGGTTCTGAAAGTTTCAAAGTGCTTTCATACTTCCAATAACTCAATTATCTTTTTTATATGTGCGGTGTGAATTGGTACACCCTAGCACAGGTTTACAATTTTCCTTTTGCCTGATATATGCACTTATTACCACAGAGGGCAGCCCTCACAGGAGATACAAGCCGGAGGCGGTGGGGCGTGTGTTTCGGTCTCGTCTTAATAAGTGCCGCGCCGCCGTTGCCTTGGTCCGGGTTGGTTCCCTTGGTCCGGTCTGCGGTGCGTTGTTCTTTTGGGGTACACCGTGCGCCCTTGCCTGCGCTCGTTTATTCTGTTGAACGTCCGGCGGTTCGTTGTTGTCCGTTGCGGTTCGTTCTTTATGCTTGTATTGTAAAGCGTATTCTTTACAAAGTCAAGCGGAAAATTTACAAATTACTGCGGTTTGTAAAATATGTATAGCCGACTAAACAAAATAAGGGCGGTTTGTTGTGTAAATTGTACACTTTACAAAGTGCAAGAAAACCCCGGCGTAGTGTTTACCATGTAAACGGCAGACTTGACAGGCGGCGCAGATTCCTATAATATATAAGAGTATAGAACAGAAAGGAGGGCGGAGCCGGTGCGGTTGAGTTTTGGCGAAAAGATGCGCGTAATGATGAAGCGGCGCGGGGTATCGGTGCAAGAGGTGGCGGACCGTCTGGGCGTGTCCCGGCAGAACGTAAACCAGAGACTAAACGCCGATAAATTCACGCTTGACGATATGGAGAAATACGCAGCCGCCATTGGTTGCGGTATAGAGATAGAAATAACAGAGCCGCCGGAGGGCGGAGCAGATCCACATAAATAAATAAGGATAGCCGAAAAAGTAGAACGTAGGGCACAGAGAGAAGCACAAGAAAGCTTTTCCCGGTGTCCTTTTTATTTTGCCCATGTGAGAACGTAGGACCGCCACAGAGGGCACAGAGGAAAGGAGGGCGCAGAGATGGCAACAGAGAAGAAAGAAACGGCACAGAGAGACGCGCAAGGCGTGAGAAAGCAGAGCTATAAACGTTTTAAGGAGGGGCGCGACTACGAACCCACGGACGCAGAAACAACGGCGGCTTTGTGTGATGCCTTTTTAACTGGATTCTTGCAGACAGAGGAAACGCCGGAGGGCGGAGAGGTACAGAACAAAGGGGGACGGCCTAGGAAGTTAGAAACTGTAGAAGAATTTACAGAGGTAGCGGAAAAATACATTTTATATATTAAGGATAGAGCCGCGGAGGGTGTGCGTTTGGTGCCTGATGTAGAGGGATTTTGTAGCTTTGCTGGGATTTCTAGGGAAACCCTTAATAATTGGGAAACTGCCCGCCCGGGTGCGTATTCTGACACAATAAAAAGATTGAAAACCAGTATTGCAGCATTTAAGAAACAGTTAGCCTTTGCCGGAAAGATCCCGCCGATCGTATTTGCTACGGATATGAACAACAACCACGGCTATACGCAGGCAGCGCAAAAGATAGATTTGAACGTAGGCAAACAGGCGGCAGAGTTACCAACAGCGGCAGAGATTGCGCAGCGTTTACCGGTGGAAATGAGCGGAAAAGATCCGGCAGACACGGACGGAGATATAAATATATAGAGTTTATGCGGTTTTGCGGTTCGTTTTCTTTTACTTTTACGAACTCCGGCACGTTTCCGGCGGTTCTAGTGTGGCGATCCGGGGACAGGTCCGGCAGCTTATACCCTGGGGCGGGGGTGTAGAGCGGAGCGGATCAGGGGCAACTCACCCCTCTGAGTTCCCGAAAAATTAAAAAGCCCAAAACCACCCCAATCGTAAAATGGCAAAGAACCCTATTACCGTAAACCACCCAATTTACAATGTAAGTACAGATACGGCATCCAGATAACAGATGGAAAGTGAAAGGTTTACAAAACCCCAAAATCCAAAATCGGCGGATGCCTACCGGCATAGAAAGAGAGAAATATGGAACAGAACAAAGAAACAGCAACACAGAATGAACAGAGAGAGGCGGAGGTATGCAGAGAGAAGAAGCAGACCGCATGGGACAAATGGAAAGAGGACACGCTGCGGAAGTTCAACCGAACTGCATGACAGAGGCGTACACCGTAGGGATCTCTGAAACGCATATCAGAACCAATGCAGCGGTATTCCGGGTGTGGCAGATGATAGAGAGCGGAAAACTTACCAAAGAAGAGGGCTTGTATCTCATGGTAAATACGCTTGCGGATGAAAACCTCCGTCTAAATCAGATGTGTAATGACCTCATAATGAGGATGCCGTCACGTCTGCTCGTAGAAACAATAACAGGCGAAAAATAAAAATCGGCGGAGGCTTACGCCTCATAAGGAGAAAGACCATGAAAGATGCTGAACAAATAGCAAGTGCAGTAGCATACGCAATGGAGAAATGTTATGAATGTCCGCTCACGGAGATCTGCAATGAGAACTGTGAGAATATGTGGAAGAGGTTTCTTACATCTGGGAGGGTAAGAGGAAATCCATTCCGAAAGAAAATCACTGCAAAGAGAATCCTGAAATGGCTCAAAGGCATAGTGGCAGACGCATGGGAAAATTCAGTTGTACGGCGGACATTGATACTAACCCTCATTGTGTTTGCGATAAGTCTCATCTTCACAGGTGGGTATAACCTTGGCAAGATTGTGGGCGCAGAAACACAGACGGAGGAATATCTGGATGGACGGTTGGAACAGTGATTTTCAAAATTTCCCGAAAAATAAAAAGGGAATATGGAACAGAGATACGGATAAGCCCATATCGCTTTTGGGCGGAATTGCGTCTGGCAGACCAACGGCATTACTGATATGTGACAGATGCCCTTGGTACGGAGCAGGAGCGTGTGAAAGATGCGATCCGTATACAGGCGCAAGGATGGTATAGAAAATTCAAAGGAGGGATAACAAAAATGGTAAAAACGATAGTGGCGGTAGTGATCGCATTGGTACTGCTAAATACAGTGTGGTTCGTATTGAAAATTGCGGTGCTGATTTGGACTGAGGCAAGAGAGGAAAAGAAATGGCGCATGGGACCGGTCTATCAGTCTGAGGCAAGGGAGGCTTTCATCATGGAGTGTTCCCGGAAAGACATTAAGGGCAATCCATACGCAGAACGGCTCGATAAGTGCATCAAGAAAATGGATAGAGAGGAAAAACGTCTCAAAAAGGCGCGGGAGAGATCCAAACAGAAACTTTCCAAAATGAGGGAGAGAGTATGAATTTCTTACCATTCAGACATTGCATAAGGGAACCGCATGGATCAGCAGTGAAATTTGAAATACTGGCAGCTACATCGAATGAGTTTCAGGTACGTTACCCGGATTACGATTACATCAAAATGGGGGCCGGTCCGTCAGTGCTGTATAACAGAGAACAATTACTGTGTTTCCTATTGGCGTATGATAAGGCGGAGTGCCTTGAATTTATGGAAAAACTGTATCATCACATGGGGTGGCCTGCAGAAAAGCTGCATGAGAATCCGGCGTTTGCCGAAGTGATAAAGGAGAAAGAGACATGATAGCACGTTTCTTACAGGATATTGTCGTAAACGACATTGAGAAGAATATGGAAATGACTATTGACAAGGGGGAAGAACTCTTTGCCATCGACAGAGGAACCCATTATGAACTGAGAAAGGCTGACGGATGGGGAACTATGGCTCCGAAAGAGTGTGAGGGCGAATATTATGAGATCATCAAAGAATAAAAATCCGTGTTTTGATTGCCTTGCATCGGAAAAAGAAAATGAGGAAGTATGCAAGACCATACGGGCGATACTGAATAAGCACAATAGCGTACAAGTGGATTTGAATGATCCGGGCAGCATAGGAACATTAACCATAGGGGACTGTACATTTAACGTTTATCTTGGAGGCACAACACTGAATAGGCTGCCGTGTCTGCCAGACAAGGATGTATACAAACGCGTATTCACTTTAATAGAGGTGTAGGAGGGATATGTATGGCAAATGAGACCAAACCACAGCTCTTTATCATGGATGAATGGCTCGGAGACCCCATACCGCTTGCGGAAATTAAGGAAATATCTGAGCCTACACTGGATGAAGAGTATGATATGCCGGATATTTCTCATCTGAAAGAGGGATTTGAAATACCTTTTGAAGTGAAAATGAAGAAATCTGCCATAAACAAACTGTTTCAACCGTGTTTTGGCAGAGAACCTTACAGAAATCTCGAAAAATGTGCTAAGTGCATACTGAAAAAGGACTGCGTTGTGGCGAAAATCGAGAACAATTTCAACATGAGATTAAGGGCATACCACCCTTGATAATAAATCACAAGGAGGACACCAATGGAAGAGAAAGAAAAGAAACCGTGGAGACCGCCAGAAGCGGCACATTTACCCGATCCGATAGCGTTTGCCATGCAGGGTTTTGAACGCTTTGGATTACCGAAAGAACGGCTGACACCACCATTACAAACATTTGACAGAGTGATGCAACACTCGGCATTTACCGAAAACCGATGGTGGGAAAATGCAAGACAGGTAACGGCAGCATCATCGGCAGAACAGTGTCGGAGAGTGAGTATCGAAAGAGCACGTTGCCTCGGAGAACCATGGCCGGATTTTGATGATATACCGGTTGCGAGTATCACAGAGGATTTTTCACAGAAATGCCAAAATGCCACAATCGGATTGTTAAGAGAACAGGTTATAGCATCATGCGCTATTCCGGGAGAAACATTATTTGGAGACATTTTTAACCAGTTAGGTGTTAAGGAGGACAATATGGATAGAAGTTTAGCAGACAAGAAATTTAAGAGAGTAACTATTGAGTGCGAGGATGGCACGACTTACGCTGGAAAGATCAATCATGTATGTGGTAGTCCGTATCGTTGCGACAAACTGTGTGTAGAAGCAATGGTTGAGGACAAGCCTATTGGAGCATACGGTATCGAGAAAGTCCTGTTCCAGAATCCGGCAACAATCGTATTTTGGTCTGACGGCACAAAGACGGTTGTAAACTGCATGGATAATGTGGAAATCAAGAAAAAGGTTGTTGATGGCAAGGAAATAACCATCCGTAAGCCTAAAAAGGCCGATACCTATTCCGAGGAAGCCGGTCTGGCTATGGCTATCGTGAAGAAGTGGGCCGGCAACAACGGAAATTACAACAACATCTTCCGTAAATTCATTCCTGAGATGGCAGAGGAAGAAAAGGCTGCCAAGAAAGCCAAAAAGGCACAGAAAGCGGAGAAGTAGATATGACATTAAGAGAATTGGCAAAAGGCTATGATGGAGATGTGTTGATTAAAGCCTATGAGAATGAAAAATCAAAGATTCCTACGGCAATCATGCAGAGTTCGGTCACGGATGCAATAAAGGATGAGATATTGGATAGAGAGATTTACAGTTATGCAATGGTCTATCAGTCGTTGTTCACATCAAATCTAAGAGCGAATTTTGCAGCCGCACCGGAAGAAACGGAGGAAACCACATGAGAACCTATTTTTTTGACACAGAGTTTACTGGTCTGCGTAAGGACACAACTCTTATCAGCATAGGAATTGTCTCAGACACGGGAGATAGGTTCTATGCAGAGTTGACGGACTATGATGAGGGTATGTGTGATGAATGGATTGAGAAGAATGTTCTCGATCATTTGGTTTTGAGTGGCAATGCGGAGTTAGAAGAAAGTCTGGCAGCCGACAATAAAACAACGACTGTAATCGGCAGTAAGGCAGATGTTTGTTGCGAACTTATGGAATGGCTTGAAATGGACGCTAATTTTGACAGTGATTATGCTGCGGTATTCGTTTCAGATGTCTCGCATTACGATATAGTGTTACTGATTGACTTATTGGCAGGAAACGCTATGAAGTTGCCTGAGTTTATTACACCGGCTTGTCACGACATCAATCAGGACATTGCAACGATGCTTGATATTTCAGAAAAGGCAGCTTTTGACATTTCGAGAGAACAGCTCCTTACAAACAGAGGAATTGATTTGCCGAAAGGTCAAAAACACAATGCACTCTACGATGCGGAAGTTATCAAAGCGATATACGAGGACTTTTTCTCCGTGGGGGGGTAAAACAGGGAGGAAAAAGGAACCATGTCTGAGCAGGAAATGATAAAGAAACTCGGAGAACTTACGAGTGAGGTCGAAAAACTGAAAGCAAACAAGAAATCTCTGGCAGAAAGAAATATGCAAGCAGAAAAAGAGAATGATGATCTGAGGAAACAGATTGAACAGCTTGAAAGTTTCAATGCAGAGTTGGATGCCACAGTCAAGGAACAGACTGAAATGCTGAACGGTGGAAAGTTATATGAGGACTATCAGGAAGTTTGCATTAAGAACAGCAAACTCAACGCAACGATTGATGTTCTGGTAGAGAAAATCAGTATGTTAAAGGCGGTGGGATGTCATGGATAATGGAATGGAACTCAGAGTGAAAGATTATTGTGCTTTCTGCCCTGATTTTGAGGCTGACGTTGATAAGGTTGATATTACCGTATTGGCGGATCATACCCAAAGGGCATTAACCACAATCAGATGTGAACACGCCGAAAAGTGCGAAAGAATATACGGGAGAATACAGGAGGGCAGAACTAATGAAACAACGGTGGTACAAAGTAGTGTTTGAAACCATTGAGAGAAAACCAATCCGCAGAACCGTTACCGTATGCAGCACGGACAGTGTTCATGCGTCTGCTCTGGTATATCAGCAGTTCGGTAGAAAGAAAATCAAGGTAAAATCTGCCAAGAAAGTAAAGGAGAGCGAATGATGGATAATTTGAACTTGAAACCGCAGTCCCCGGATGAAGTAAAAACCATGATGTGGACTGGGGAAAATCAGCGTGAAATGTTCGATCTGCTTACTTGCGGCAAGAAAATTGATGATTATATGACTGCCAGTGGAGAGAACTTTTTCATAGACCATAACGCCGTAAAAGGTGGGCTGGTACTCATTACCAACGTAGGAAATCAGTGCGGATGCGAAATACCGGTAAAGATAGGGGATTATGTGTGCGGCCGCAGATATGGAGATAAATGGTGCTTTTCCGTTGCGGACGGTGCGGCTTTTGAGAACAATACTTGTGGAACTCTCAAAAAGAGAGATGGGAAACGAAAACCGATAGACATATTCAAAGACCAGGAGCAGTTAGAAGAGTGCCTGAGAGAGTGGCAGCACAGGCTATTCCTTGATGGGTGGCTGATATTGGCACACGTTGAGGATAAAATTATGAATCCTAATGGAGAAGAGGTAATTGACGCTGCCGGGTATAACACATTCGTATTTGAATCCAGTCAGGCGAACATCCAGTTACTCAGCGATGAATCTTACAAAGAGAACAATACATTGTTCAAACACTGCATGGAAAAGGATCTTGTGCATGAACTTTTACATTGCAAGTACGATTGGATGGGATGCCAGGGTGGAACCTATGAGGGCGTGTATTTGGATGCGACCGAACACCAGAAGCTAGAGGAAATGGCAAAGAGTCTTATCATGGCAAAATATGGTGTCGGTTATGATTACTTCATGTGAGGTGCAATATGACAACGGTGGTGGTCTATAAGACCGATACAAAAGAAGTTCTGGCAGCTATTCCGATGGACGGTGGAGATGCCGTCTGCCGGAATGATGTGGAATTTCAGATTTACAACGGAACAGAGCCAATATTCACGGAAACTCCCGGAGGAATCGTATTGGCAGAAAACAAATTTATGATAAAGATGGAGGGCAACAACAATGAAAAATAAAGGAACATGGATTATTGTCGGCATTGTAGCCGCATTTGTATTACTGATAGCAGGAATTTTTGTAAGTACCAACAACAGAGCGGTTTCGTTGGAGGAACAGGTCTTTACGGCTGACTCTGATATTCAGGCACAGGAGAAACGCAGAACGGATCTTATCTACAATCTGGCAGATTGCGTCAAGGAGTACGATAAGCATGAGGCAGAGACTCTTCTTAATGTCGTAGAAGCAAGAGGAAACAATGGCAGCACCACAGATATTGAGAATGTGACAACTTCCATAGCTGCGGTTGCCGAAGCATACCCGGAATTAAAATCCAACGAGAATTACAAGGAACTGATGAATGAACTTTCAACCACAGAGAATATGATCCTGCAGTACCGCACTGCCTACAATAATGAGGTAAGGGCGTATAAGAAATATGTGCGTAAATTCCCACATAAGCAGATTTTGGGAGTTATGGGATATGAGGTTATCAATTATGACTATCTGGAATACAGCGAAGAGGACAGACAGCCGGTAAGCAATCTGTTTGGAGAATAAGCCTATGAGGAAATGGAGTAAGATAATCTACTCCGGCAACGGTTGGGATATGACGGTGCGTGAACTGATGTTTAGCATCGTCATTATCCTTATCATGCTTATGGGTGGATTTTTCATTAGTGAAAAGATAGCTTCACACAATGACGAACAGAATCAGGAATACTATCAAGCCATGCAGATTGATGGAAATGCAGAACTGTTTCAGTACGGTATGCGAACTGATGTAGGAAATGCGTTTGTGAAAGGAAATCTGGTGGCAGTAGATCCTGTTACAGATCCGGGAATAGGTGGAGTACCAGCTGCCTACATAAAGGTTGAGGAACAACACTATAACCGTCATACGAGACAGGTGGCACATACACGGACGGTAAATGGGAAAACGCAGACTTATTACACTACGGAGGTATATTATTCGTGGGATTACTACGATAGTTGGGAAAGCCATAGTCAAACGGTGTCATTCCTTGGCGTGGAGTTTCCATATGGAAAAATCCAGATGCCGGGGTCTTACCTGTATGACACAATTAAGCAATCGTCCCATGTGAGGTATTTGTACTATGTTATCAACACGGAATACAGCGGAGTTATCTATGCCAATCTCAAAGATAATACCATAGAGGACGGAACACCGTTCATTCAGGCAGATACGATAGATGAAGCGGTGGACTATATGGTTTCAAACGGAACTGCCGGGCTGGTAATTTTCTGGGTTGTATGGGTAATTCTGATCGGAGCAGCCGTGTTCGGGTTCTGCTATTTTGATAATAAGTGGTTGGAGGATTAGAGATGTATATTGTAGATCAGGACCGTAGCAACGTAGTTAATATCGGCAATATCAAAAGAATTGCACTCAACGGAAAAAGAATTACCGCCGATGATTACACACTTGCGGCTTACGATACAGAACAGAGAGGGAAAGAAGTATTTGAACAGTTACTTGGGAATGCTTTTCCTCCTGATATGATAGTAGCCAAGAATTGCAACATATCCGAGGATGCCGTAAATGACCTAGCAATGGATCATAGCATTATTATGGTTCGTGGCAACGGACAGGCGGATGTTACAGCGTATAGCTGCGGAGTTTATTATATGCCGGAGGAATAAAAGAATGGTAGATGTTATTTTAGCAATCATTTGGATTGCGATATTGGTACTTTACATTGTTGTGGGTTGGAAAGATGCAAAGTCCAACAATGAAGTAAAGAAAGAAATTACACAGATGAATGAGCTGCTGTTGGAACAGAACTCTCAGCTCAAAGAACAGAATAAGCATCTTAATATGGTTATTCTGAGTGTTTGCAGTAAGAGTGTACGAGATAGAAAAGACCAGGAGGAAAAACGTGAAAAAGCAACGGAAAGAGACACGCCTGAAAAGGAAACGCCTGAAAGCAGCGTATAACACAATCTTAGAAGAAAACCGCCGATTAAAAGGTTGGCAATCGGTGTATGGCAGAAAAGAGATTAGAACATTTGGAGAACGCAAAATACTCACAATATTTGAAGCAGGAAGTGACAATATGGGAGAAATCATAAAAGACAGAATGGCAGTTGGAATTGGCAGAGCACTTAAAGAAAATGGCGCAATTCAGTTTGAAACATACGATGATCCTATGAAATGTGGAATTATTGTGGATGCGAAAGTTAAAATCGTTATGCCGTAGGTATATTACAGAGCCGTGTAGAGCCGTGAGAAAGGATGAATTTTCATGGCTCAACACGAACTATCGAATAAAGAGATTATCGTAAGGCTTCTGAAAAGCGATCTGAGTGACTATGACAATCTTCTGTCCTTACTCGGAATGGCAAATGAGGTTATTCGGGAAGATAAAGAACTTTCACGGAAATTAGCGAATAAGGTCAGATTCCTTGCACTGAGACTATGTGCGACAGGAGATATTAAATATTACGATTTGTACAATAAGGCTCTTTTGTTCTTGGCACAGGAACATAAGGATTTTGACTCTTATCTGCTTTATGTGGAAAAGAACAGAGATCCAGAGGACAGATACTATCAGCCACGAAGAAATAAGATTTATTGGCTTGTACAGAAGATGCAGAGGCTTATTGATGATGAGTTGGATATTCTATCAATATCAATGCCTCCTGGCACCGGCAAGACCACACTGGGAGAGTTTTTCATATCGTTTGTAATGGGGCATTACCCCAACACACCAAACCTTATGTCCTCCCATTCTGGATTTATGACGAGAATGTTCTATGATGCCGTTCTCAACATAATTACCAGCAATGAATATTGTTGGAGCGATGTGTTCCCGGACATTGTATTTGAGGGAAACAACGCAAAAGAAGAGACAATAAACCTTGGAAGATGGCAACCGTTTAAGACACTGACCTGCAGACCAATCAGAGGCTCCCTTACCGGTGTTACCCGTTGTGAGGGATTTCTGTATGTGGATGATTTGGTTTCCGGTATCGAAGAGGCTCTGTCTATTGATCGTCTGGATAAGTTGTACGGAGAGTACACCACAGACCTTAAATCTCGTAAAAAGAAGAAAGCAAAAGAGATCCACATTGCAACCCGATGGAGTGTGCATGATGTTATTGGCCGGCTTGAAAGAATGTATGAGGGCAATCCGAGGGCAGAGTTCATTGCTGTTCCAGACATTGATCCTCAGACCGGAAAAAGCAACTTTGATTACGATTATGATGTTGGATTCGATGAGAAATACTTCCACGATATGGAAATGTCGATGGATGATGTTTCATATCGCTGCCTGTATAAGAGCGATCCGATTGAGAGAGAGGGTATTCTGTATCATCCAACAGAATTACAGAGATATATCGGAGGACTGCCGGACAGAGAACCGGATTCTATATTGGCAATCTGCGATACCAAAGACACCGGTACAGACTACAACTTCCTCGGAGTTTTCTATCAGTACGGAGACAGATACTATCTGGAAGATCTGGTATTCAAGAACATCGACCCTGGAACCTTGGACGAACTCAACTCAGATATGCTTGTTAAGCATCATGTACAGCAGGCGCAGTTCGAGAGCAACAAAGAGGGTAGCAGAACCGCAAATGAAGTTGAGAGACTTGTTAAAGCCAAAGGCGGCAGATGCCATATTACGAAGAAATACACTACTCAGAACAAAGAGACCAAGATCATCGTCAATTCTTCATGGGTTAAGGAACACGTCATATTCAAGGATATTACAGAATATGAGCCAAAGAGCGATTACGGTGTGATGATGTCATTTCTTTGCAGTTATACACAGCTCGGAAAGAATAAACATGATGATGCGCCGGACACTCTGGCAATGTTCGCCCAGTTTGTAGATGCTCTTCTTGGCGGAGAGGGGCAGGTAGTAAAGAGAAGCGACTTAGGAATATAGAAAGGGATAGCATGGGACAATATAGTTTCGCCACCAACTTAAAAAAAGAAAGAACGAATAGGGGAATTACACAACACGAACTTGCAACGGGCGTTCATGTGGCACAGAATACCGTGAGCGATTGGGAACAATGCAAAAATTATCCGTCAATCGACAAGATATACGATATAGCAAATTTTCTCAAAATCCCTGTAAGCAAGTTGATTTCTGATGTTCAGAAAAATGGTTGTAAAGCCGACTGCACACAGAAAAACAAATTTTTTTGAAAATTTTGTTTATTCCACTTGACAAAGAATGTTTAGTACGCTATACTACGACCATACCAAGTGACACGGACATAAGTTAAGCGGAGTGAACACAAGGTATTTGGCATTAAAGTTTCTCCTAACCATTACGGCACAGCAACAGTGCCGTAATATGGGAAGTAAGCTAACTCGGTAGAAGCGATGGACTGAAAATCCATAGGAGTTGGTTCGACACCAACACTTCCCACTTAGGAATTGTTGTTCCCCGACAGCAATCCAACATCGGAGGGTTCACACTTATGATGGATCTCCGAAACCTCACATGGAATCTCCCAAAGTGTGAGGTATGGACCATTAGCTCAGTTGGTTAGAGCATCCGGCTCATAACCGGACGGTCTGGGGTTCGAGTCCCTGATGGTCCACGCATGGCAATCCGGCACGAAACTATAAATATAGCCATGGCAGTGAAGCTACGCCAAGATACACCGGAGGAAGTAAGGCGGCTGAGTGCGGCGGTGCAGTGCAGAAACGGTATGACTACCGCATGACCGTGACGGCTACCAGAGGTAGCAGACAAGAGAGGATGCAAAAAGATGTATATTCCTGAATTTTGGTGCGGTGTTGCCGCAACGATAATCACAGAAGTAATAATTGCAATCGCATATTCCATATATGCAGACCACAAGAAAGGAGGCAAGAAGTAATGAACAAAGCTGAATTAGTACAGGCTATGGCTGATGAAGCCGGACTTTCTAAGAGTGATGCCGAAAAGGCACTCAACGCATTTGTGGAAGTTGTCGGCGGAGAACTTGGCAAAGGTGGGAAAGTGCAGTTGGTCGGTTTTGGAACATTTGAAGTGACTGAGCGTGCTGCCAGAGTTGGCAAGAACCCTCAGAACGGAAAAGAGATTTCCATTCCGGCTTGCAAAGCACCTAAGTTCAAAGCCGGTAAAGCACTGAAAGATGAAGTGAATTGCTAAATGATCGGAGCGAACTTGGTGTAGCGTGGTGGTTCGATTCCACCTGTGGGTGTAGCTCTAGCGATTAAGATTCCCACCGCTTCTTTCCTAATGTTCTTGGCGATTCAAAGAAAATTCAGGGCGAACGGCAACGATTGGTGGTGTTGCGGCGGACTGTAAATCCGTTCCCTCGTGGTAAACATTGGAGGTTCAATTCCTCTTTCGCCCATTTAGGTAGATTGCAGCCTATTCACAGAGAATTTACCGGACGCGAACGGCTTCCCTGCGGAGAATTGTAAAAACCTGGTTATGATTTTTTGTGGTTAAAGGGTACCTTGCTTCCAGTCAAAAAGTAAAAACCACACCTGTTCGATTAGTCAAGCGGTCAAGATACCACCTTTTCACGGTGGGGACGGGAGTTCGATTCTCCCATCGAACATTTCAACTGAGAATAACGCTGACTGTTTATAGTTGGTTTAGTGTTCCGGCTGAAAAGTATTGGCGAAAGCCGTGGTAAGCAATCATTAAATAGGGAGATTGCAATGCTCACTGAGAGGCTTATGTGAGTAGTCCGGGAAAGCCGACAGGACTTAAAATTGGAGAGCTTGCGTAAGTCACGCTAAAGACCACTGTTGCAACGGTGCCTACGTTACGGTTAATGCCACGGTTCCCCGACCGGGGATAGTTGGGTTCGATTCCCAACCGTAGGACGAGCGAATTTCTTTACCAATTTCTTAGTCCGGCTCACACAGGAAAGAAATGGCGTTGCGAGTTATCGAGAAATAAGTGCTTTTTACATTACCAAGAGTTTTCAAGAAAAACTCCGGTGCGGAAAATTTACTGCTTAGAGTGCATGAGCGTTACAGCGATTTAAGCGGCGCAGAGGATTTAGTAGAGGCTGAGAACTGCGATAACAACGTACATCAGAGGTAAGGCGATAAAGAGCTGGACTCGTCAGAGGTTCTTTGAGTATGTAGTCGGTGGATTATGAGAACCATGTGGAGGGGTGTAAGGTCCGAGAACCACATTAAAAAATGAAATACCTTTGTTGGCAACTGTCTTACACGTTGCATCGGTTCGGTAGTGGCAACCATCCAAGCTGCCGCCGGACTGCATTGGGGTATAGCTCAGATGGATAGAGCACAACACTACGGATGTTGGTTAGCGCAGGTTCGAGTCCTGTTACTCCAATAATGGCTTGTAGCTCAGTGGTAGAGCGTCTGACTGTTAATCAGAATGTCGTGGGTTCGATCCCCACCTTGCCAGTTGGAGACACTTGACTTACTCTTTCAAAACACTCCACGACAGAAAAGGTTAGGAAAGGGCGTTTACGACCGGCGGAAGAGGATCTCCGACTTGTACGTTACCAAGGGAAAACTACTCTGCCGTGTGTCCGGTTGGTCGAGGGTGCGGTCTTGAAAACCGTCTGGATGTAAAAGTCTCTGGGGTTCAAATCCCTAACACGGCGTGGCAAAGTAAAGGATACGTTCGATTCGTAGGTGTATGGGTTGCACGTTCTCTATCCAAAACCAATAGAGAAAGGAACGGTTCGATTCCGCGGTGTGAGGTCGCATTTTACTTTGTGGTTTTGGCTCTATGGTATAAAGGTTATTACGCCCGACTGTCTATCGGAAAATTTGGGTTCGATTCCCAATAGAGTCGTTATGGTGCATTGCCGTAATGGTAGCGGAGTGGCTTGCTAAGCCATCCGGCAGAAATGCCGTATAGGTTCGATTCCTATATGCACCGTTATGAGGCCGTATTCCACCGGTGGAGGAGGTCTCAGAATTTGGAGTTGCCGGAATAGGTAGACGGATAATCATAGTAAAGGAATGGGGTAGGCGAGAGGTAGGTGTGAGGACAAGCCACAGAAACAGCCGTAATCCTACCGCCCCAAGAAACTACTGAAAATCATAACTATTGTACCGAGTACCAACAGCGAAAGGTGTGGCTAACAGTAGCATAGTTCCATAGTGGGTGCAAATCCCATTACTCCAAAGCCGTCCTGACTTCGGACGCTAAACCAGTTGGGGTTAGAGAGATTTCCCGAAAGATAGTTCCTATTGGCATACCCGGTGGTTAGGGTGCATCACAGCAAACCATAGTGAGTGTACGGAATTATTTAATCAAGTCCACCGTTCAGGATGTCGGCTGTGTGACGGTTAAGAGTGATTATGCGAGAAATGCGACATAGCAGAAAACTCAGAGGTTCTTGTGGGGCGAAGAACCATTATGGCGGAGTGGAGCAGTGGTAGCTTGCCGGATTATGTGGAGAAAGGAACAAACGCTTTAGTTATGGCGGATGTGTCCGGTTCCATGAGAGGCAGACCTATGGCAACATCAATCGGTCTTGCAATCTATTTTGCAGAGAGAAATGTGGGTGCATACCACAATCTGTTTATGACATTCTCTGACAGACCAGAGACGGTTATTCTGAGGGGAGAAACCCTTGAACAGAAGATCCGCAACGTAAGCAGAGCAAATTGGGATAATAACACAGACCTTAAAGCTGCTTTTGAGAGGGTTCTTGAAATTGCGGAAAAATACAATACTCCGCAGGAGGAAATGCCGAAAGCAATCGTTGTCATATCAGACATGGAAATTGACTGTTGTGGAAACCGTGAGTGGTCTTTCTATGACAAGATGGCAAATAAGTTCCGCAAGGCTGGTTATGTAATCCCGAACATTATCTTCTGGAATGTGAATAGCAGACACGATGTATTCCATGCAGATCACAACCGTAAAGGCGTGCAGCTTGCAAGCGGACAGTCCGTGACGGTATTCAAACAGATCCTGCAGAACCTTGGCTACAATCCGGTTGAGGCTATGGAGAATACAATCAATTCTGAGAGATATGATTGCATCACAGTCGAATAGAGTAAATACTGACCGTGGCAAATAGCTCCGGTCAAATAAAATATAAAAGGAGATAACCACCAATGAAAACACCCTACAATGAAATTGTGAACATCGCAAGTATTGGTTCACAGACAAATCCGATTTCTCTAAATGAGATTTTGAGAAAGGCAAACGATGAGCAGCTTACACCGGCAGCACAAAACAAAGAGAGAGTATTGTTTCTCGGAATTGATGTGCAGCAGGACTTCATGGATAATGGAGCACTCGGAGTTCCCGGAGCACACGGCGATGTGGAGAGAATGACACAGTTTATCTATAACAACATGGATAAAATTACAAACATTGCGGTATCTATTGATACCCACACACCACATCAGATTTTCCATCCGTGCTGGTGGATTGATGAAAATGGCAACAATCCGGCTCCTTACACACCGATTACGCTGGCAGACCTTGATTCTGGAAAGTACAGAGCTGTTATCTACCCTCGCCAGAGCCGTGACTATGTAGAACATCTGGAAAAAGACGGAAAGAAAACCTTATGCGTATGGTCTTACCACTGTTTACAGGGTACATCTGGTGCGGCATTTGAAAATCAGTTTGCCAACATGATTTATTTTCACTCTGTTGCAAAGAAAGCCGTTACGCAGCGCCTTGTAAAAGGACAGGATCCACTCAGCGAAATGTACGGAATTATCAAACCTGAGTATGATACAAAGAACTACATCAATATCGACTTCCTGAACAAACTGGAAAATTACGACAAGATCATTATTGCAGGAGAGGCAAAGAGCCATTGCGTATTGGAAAGCATTAAACAGATTCTCGAACATTACGCTAATCGCCCAGAGATCACTCAGAAAATCTATATCCTGGAAGATTGTATGTCCTCCATTCCTGGGTTTGAGGATGTTACTGAGCAGACCTTTGATGATTTTAAGAAAACGTACCATGTAAACATCGTGAAAAGCACAGATGATATTTTGTAGGAGGTAGCCGGTATGAATGAAACAGAACAGGTAATTGACGGATTAGATGAGGTTGAGATCGCAAATACCTCCATTGATGAAATCGACAGTGAGAACATCAATTTAATTTTTGTCGGAATCGACAAGTCTGGTTCTATGGGAATGTATGAAAGAGATATGGTAAAAGCTCTTTCGGATTTCAAAGATGCACTTATCAATTCCAAGGAATGTGATGAGATTCTGGTTGCAAGAGCAGACTTCTCCGACAGTGCAACCGTAGGAGGCTATAAGCGCATTACAGAGTTTGACACTTCGTATAGCACCGATGGATGCACAGCTATGTACGATACGATCATTGATGGAACTGAGAAGTTGAAAGAATACAGAGACTTCCTCAAAAATGAGGGAATGAGAGTAAAGGCCGTGTTTGCAATTTTCGGAGATGGGATGGATAATTCTTCTCAGCCGGGAGGGTTTGCAAAGGCAAAGAAAGCGGTAGAGTATCTGAACGTGGAAGAAATCGTTACTGCGTTTATCAGTTTCGGAGGACAGGCAACACAGGAGGCGAAAGACCTTGGATTCAAGAATATCCTCGATGTAAGCAGTTCTGCATCAGAACTCAGAAGAGCTTTCAACTGCTTATCAAAATCAGTGATTGAAAACTCCAAGAGTGCCGTATCGAAACAGGATGATTTTTTTGACGTATAAAAAATGAGAGTAGAACGGCGATCCTAAAAGGGGTTGCCGTTCTTTTTTGTGGGAGGAAATACAATGGTTATAAATAAAATCGGTCAGCAACATATCGACTACGGTACGAATTGCCAGGACTACGGAATTGAATTTGATGGGATGAAAGTTGTTTGCGATGGCTGTTCGGAGGGGAAACATTCGGAAGTTGGAGCAAAAGCGTTTTGCCATCTTTTGAAAAATGACAGCAGAATTATACATGAATGTAGTGTATATACTGCCGCAGCCGCTTTTGGAGAGATACTTGGTCTATTCGGGCAGACTTCCGGCTCAATCAGAGATTTCCTTTGTTTTACGATCCTTATGGTTACTGAAAATGAGACACATTTCATGGTAGATTACTGCGGAGATGGTTTTATCGTGAAAGAACGTCTGGACGGAACGATTGAGTTTGAAGAACTATCTGACGGAGAATACCCGAAATACTTTGCCTACAATTATGTGAATAAAGATATGCTTAAACAGTATAAAGATGGTGTCAATTTTTCCACAAAGGCTTTTCCGAAAGATGAATACAGGAATATTGGTGTAGCATCTGATGGAATACGATTCGCCATGAAAGATGAACAATTTAAGAAAGAATTTACGGAAGTCCTGCAGAGCGGCAAGGAAGTAAGAGTAAAGAGGTTTATAAACAAACATCAGAAAGTATTCCAGGACGATACAACAATCGTATTGTAGGAGGGCATTATGAAAATGGCACTAACGAGGATAGGAAAAGAAAAGATAAGACAGCTTACTCCCATAACGGAGGGAGGCGAGGGATATATCTATGAGTTTGGCAACGATATTCTGAAAATTTACAAACCCTGTGTTGATATTGCAGCCAAGGAAAAGAAAGTTGCCATGCTCATTGACAAACCGCTGCCAAAGGAGGCTATTAAACCGATTACGGCAGTGTATGACAATAACAATAAGTTTATTGGTTACATTATGCCAAAAGCCGTAGGAGAGGAAGTAAGAGTTCTCACAAGTAAAAAATATCTGAAAGCGAATGGGATAACCACGAAAGATATTTTGGAAATACTCGTAAAGATACAGGACACCGTGAGAGATATACATTCCGCCGGAGTGTGTATTGGGGATCTGAACGATCAGAACATCCTCTTTGACAAAACTGGAAATGTGTACTTTATAGATTGCGATAGTTGGAGCGTGGAAGATGAAAAATGTGAAGTTTGCATGGACTTATTCAAAGATCCATTGATGAAAGGAAATGATTTTTCAGAGGAAACAGACACATACGCAGAGGCAATTTTGATTTGGAAAACCCTTACAAGGATTCATCCGCATGGTGGGACTATGACACCAGATATGGATATTGTAGAACGTATGAAACGAGGAATATGCGTAATAGACAATCCAAAAGTAAAAATACCAAGAACGATTAAACCGTGGAAAAACTTATCTCCTTATCTGGTTGATTCTCTGAAAAAGATTTTTGAGAATAAGAGCCGATCTATGGGGGATGAATTAAAACACATGGCAAAACACCTTAAATTCTGCGATGTACACCAGGAGTTTTATTATGGCAAATATGCTCGTTGTCCGCTATGTGATAATAATGCAAATGTTCTTACTAAGCCGGTATCACAAGGGGTAACAGGAGGGCTTACACTTATCACGATGCTCAAAGGAAACGATGTAAAAATTGTTCTAAATGAGCAGTGTTATATCAATAATGCCGGAGAAGTAGTGGAAGTTAAGAATGGGAATAAATTCACATACGAAAGCGGAATTAAATACCATTTCGCAGAGGTTGGAGCAGAGAATATTGTAATAAAAGCGGATGATAGAGCGTTCTGGTTTGCCACGGATAGAGAATATGTGTTTGAGAAGAAACACAAGAGTCCGATTTATGCGGCAGGAGATTCAGTATATTTCATAAGTCCTGCCAATACATTAACCTCTATCCAGATCACAAAATCAGGCAACGGAATACGGACGATTACAAAATGTGGATATGAGAGTTACTTTGCGGTATCTGAGGGACATTCGTGCGTTGTGAGTAGATTTGCAGAAAACCTCATTGTGAATCTGGATGGAAAAAACATTGAGATACCATATACTGATACCGTGAATAATTATGGAATACACAGAGATAAAATAACCGGAGGATGGCTTATCGTGTTGGAAAACGGAGCCGGACAGTTCTTTACCTTTGTGTGCAATGAACATGGAGTAGTGTATAGCGAGGATCGCATTAAATATCAATGCGGGCTTGGCAATGTATGTTTTTATAACTCCAATATCTCAATACCGATTGATGGAAATATCAGAATATATTCGTACCAGAAACAGGCATTTAAAGATTTTGAGTGCGAAGCCGTATCGCCGGATAGCTGTTTAATCAAAGATTCCACAGCATTTACAATCGTCAATGATGAAAATATTTATAGACTTGTGAGAACTGTACGATGAAAGGAGAAAATGGTATGACAGAAGCGCAGAAAAAAGCAGTTGAGGTACAGAAAGAAATCGAAGAGGCCTGCATCCGGCATGGACTTAATCTTACTATCTTTGAAAATGGTATTGGATTTGTGGATCCCAAAGACAATAAAATTGTCATGGTATGGAGACCCAAGTATAAATCGGCACCGCCAGAAACACCACCTACACAGAAACCGTCCGGCGGAAATATGTCCGCTTTCATATTTGGCGGTTCAAAGGGAAGCGGCAGATTTATGGGAAACAAAAGGAAACATACAGTCAGAGGAATGAAACGGAGGTAGGTTGATATGCCAAGTTTTAAATTAAAACCGGAGCACATAAAGATTATGACAGACCTTAATTTTAGAATCTCCATTTTAATAGATTCTAAGGATAGGTATAGACCGGCAATAGATGTTAAAAGACCATTCGGGAACAGCGGCCCCACAACGAATGTGTGTGAAATCATGGGATGGCACTGCGATGAAGAAAGTGGAGAATACGCTGCTGAGGATATTGAAAAAGCCGAAATGCTCATTATCGAGCTTCCAGTTGCTTTGCAGATCGTGATGCAAAACCACACATTTGAACCCGGAGAATATGAAGTAGGGGAATATTCCTCGGCATACTTCAATTATGTTCACATTCGCAATTATCACGCATTAAAATCTCCTATCGCAGAAATAGAGGAAAAATATAAAGACTGCGATCAAATGGAAAGGTTACATGAAGTTTGTATGAATGTATCTGGCGATAACCCGTGGAAAGTGATTGACGATCTGAAATGGTTTGCCCAGACCGACTTTCTGGCAGATGCAATAGTGGTATTTGAAAAGCATCGAGACGAACAAATCCTTGATGAATGGCTGAAAACACATGACGGAGAGGATTATTGCAAATATTGTCCTGAAAACGCTGAATGTCCTCACGGAATGGCTTGTTATGGTGGAGAACCTATCGAGCCGTCTTGCTACGGAGCAGATATGAAAGAATTTCTTTACACGGACTCTATTATTGAGGATGCACTGGAGGAAAGATATGGCGAAGAATAACAAACTGATAAATTCCCTGAATGAAATCGCCAGAAGAAACCGCTCACAGAACGTTGCTACTGCGGCAGACCAGATGGTTCCACAGATATATGCTGCGATTGCCATAGCACTTCACAGAACCTATGGATTCGGATATAAGCGTATCAATGATGTGTTCGTAGAATCACAGCACATTTGGGAAAACTATGCCGGGGACGGAACCGGTATGGTAAAGAAGTGTGAGGAAGAAACCGGAGTGACGGTATGTAGCCCGGAAGAGGCACAGAGATTGATGGAGATGCAGAATGGAATGTAACGGAAATTGTGGATCATGTGCTTGGCATGATAATTTTAATGGGACAACGGATTGGATATGCGGCAATGAGGAAAGTGATTGCTATGGAGCGGTCACATCCTGGGATGATTACTGCATTGACTACGAACCGAAAGGCATATAATAACGAACTCAATTACATCATAAAATTTTAATTTTATCATTTAACAAGGAATGACTGCATTAAAATATCGGTTTCACCGATATTCTAATGCGTGGTTGTTCCTTTTTTGTTAAAATGATGGTGTCTTGGTATAGACGTTGGTGGATTATCCCTTTCTTGATATGGAGTAGTGAACGCTACTCCATATTGGTAAGCCCGGATAGCTCAACTGGCAGAGCATTTGATTTGTAATCAAAAGGTTGTGGGTTCGATTCCCACTCTCGGCTCTTGCCTCTTTCGAGAGGCCATGGGTTCCTCCATTATTGTAGGATAGGGCGGTGGCGAGCCGCCCAGTAATGTGTGGTGGCGCAGTTCGGTAGCGCATCTGACTTTTAATCAGACGGTCGTGGGTTCAAATCCCATCCACGCAACTATCCACATACAGAAAGGAGCAGCTATATTGGAAACGGAAAACGTATACTGCCCTGTATGTAAGGCGCGGGCAAACCGTGAAAAACTTCTTTTCAAGAAAGCACCCGGAGCATCCGGCACGATTTTTATAAACTGCCGTGGATGTAAGGAAGTAATAAAAATAGAATTAAGCAAAGAGCCTTTGAGCCGGTTAAGTCATAAGTAGACTTGATCGGTTCTTTTGTTTTATTCGGAAAGGGGAAACTTCATGTACGCAAGCAACCGTCCAACTCTCGGTAGACGAATGTTAATGACTGATGAGAGGGAAATTACGAAAGACAATATCATATCGGTTGTATCTAAGGCGTTTATGGAACACCAGGAGAATGTGGCACAGGAAGTTTTTCTTTTTGAGTACGAGAAAGGCAATCAGCCAATTCTTAACCGTGAAAAGAAAATCAGACCGGATCTCAATGCCACAGTCGTAGAAAACAATGCTTCAAAGATTGTGGACGTGCATCTGGGATATTGTTTTTCCAACCCGATCACTTTCGTACAGAGAGCAAAGATAGAACCGACAAAGAAACAGAAGAAAGCCTTATTCGGATTTTTGAGAAAAAAGGATGAGGACGATGGAGAGAATATTGACGATTTGAAGATCGCCATGCTCAATAAAATGATGCAGGAGCAGAGCAAAGCGGCAAAAGACATTGCCCTTGGAAGAAACCTATTTATCTGTGGTGTCGGCTACCAGATGATGCTGCCGAACAGAAATAAGAGCAGATATTCTCCATTTGAACTATTGGTTCCAAGCCCACTTACAACCTTTGTGGTGTACTCAAATGACGCATATAGAGAACCGGTGCTAGGATGCACCTATTCCGTACATGATGATGGAACAATTACTCTTACGGCATACTCAAAGAATTTCTGCTATACCATTGAGCATGAGTTGAACACGACAGACTATCATCTGAAAGAGAATATCGCACCAAACCCACTCCGAAGAATACCGGTCGTTGAATTTTATCTGAATGACCGCATGGGTATTTTTGAAAAGGTTATCCCACTGATGGATGCAATGAATCTTGTGGATTCTGACCGTATCAATGATATTCTGCAACACGTTCAGAGTTTACTCTGGATGCACAACTGCCAGGTAAACGAAGAGGGCAAGAAAAACCTCGTAGACGGCGATGGAGTCATTATGACAAAGAGTACCGGGGACGGCAAGGAAGCAAAGATCACTTACCTCAATCAGACATTGAATGAGAGTGAGGTTCAGAAACTTGTGGATCATCTCAATTCTCAGTTGGAGCAGATTACCTCTACACCGTCATGGCAGGAGGCAAGCGGCGGTTCAACAACCGGTGCAATGCAGTTATCCAATGGATGGCAGTGTTTGGAGATTTCCGCTAAGACGGTTGAGCAGTTATTCACTGAGCCGGAAATGCAGCTCATTGATTTGGCAATCGAAATCATTAAGACAGATCAGAGACCGTATGACGGTCTGAAAGATATAGAGACGGCAGATGTTGAAATCCGTTTCTGCCGTACAAAAACCTATGATTTGGTGTCTAAGACCAATTCCCTTGTGGCATTGCTTAATGCCGGAGTAGATGGTCTTACATCATTCAACACTGTCGGACTGTTCACAGATCCACAACAGGCATGGGTTGATAGTAAGCCTATTATTGATGGCATACAGAAGAAACTTGCCTCCAAGGAGGAAAAGACACAGCAACCGAACCCTAACGCATACAAGGATGAAGAGGGGAACGGTGGGGAGAACAACACGGAAAAAGATAAGACAGAGGAATCTAAGCAGCCAAGTAAGACTGCAATGGTAGAAGAATAGGCGGTGTGAACTATGTATAATCCGGTTGAATACTTTGACGAAATGAACATTCTCAAAGACGATAAGCTACGCCGGAAGAAAACCGCCAAGGAGTTTATAAATGCACTTGTAGACTTTTTTGCAGCACAGTTCCTCAATCTTATTTCCGGCATTTTCCTTTACGAAAAGACGAGTGCTGATTATGAAAATGAACTCATGGATCTCTATTTTGCCATGATGCCGGAATATCAGTACGAAACAGAAGTAAGGGAAAAGGCATACAGATTTGCAAAGTATATTCAGGAAGCCACAGAGAGGGCAGTGGCAAATGCCAACGGCAACGATGATTATAAAACGTCTCGCATGACCGGTGGTTTGATGAAAGAAGAGGATGTTCCCAAAAGTGTAAAAAGGATGTTCTCGGAGGTTAGAGCCACGGAAATTGCCCTGAATGAGACGAACTGGATATATAACTGGATAAATCATCAGAACCTCGTGGATAAGAAACAGACCACCCATACATGGGTAAGCATGAGGGATGAACGTGTCCGGGTTAGCCACTGGGAGGCGGACGGCCAAACAGTTCCTATTAACGAGCCTTTTATCATCAACGGGTACAAAATGATGTTCCCACTCGATGATAGCATGGGCGCACCGATAGACGAGATCATCAACTGCCGGTGCGTAGAATTATAAATCAGGAGGTAGAAAACCAATGGCAACTGCAAAAAAGACAGCAGCAGACAAGAAAAAGATGGACGATAAGAAGAAAGCAGCTTCAAAGAAATCCGTTTCAAAGAAAGATACTGCCAAGAAAACTGCCAATAAGAAAGCGGCAGCAAAGAAGTCCACAGCAAAGAAAACTGCTACCAAGAAAACAACTGCCAAAAAGGCAGCAAAGAAAAACTAACTGAATATAGTTAGAGCCTATGAGCCGGATGTGATGGAAAATCGTGTCCGGCTCATTTTTTCGGTTACAGAGGGAGTAATTCCTTTCAGATAACGGGTTAGAGAAAACCCTCATCAAACGCATACAACTATTGTCTTGCAGAGACGCAAGTAAAAAAACGCAGAAATTCACACGGAGAGAACCGTTCAAACGCAGGAGGTCAATTATGGCAGATGTAAACAGCACAACAACTCAGAACCAGACACAGCAGCAGTCTCAGACAGCACCGCAGAATCAGCCTACTCAGGCATCCGGTACACAGCAGCAGCCTCAGGCAGATAAGCATGAGGAAAACAACTCCGGCGGAGAAGTAACCGTTGAGAGCCTTATGGCGCAGCTTGCACAGGAGAAAGCGGCAAATGCGAAACTGAAATCCGATAACGACAAACTTTGTACATCCGAGGGAAATCTTCGCAAACAGCTTAGAGCTAAGCAGACAGCCGAAGAGCAGGAGGCAGAGGCAAAAGCGGAACAGCAGGCTCAGAGAGATGCTTATGTCAAGGAACTGGAAAAATTCAAAGCGGTAGCGGAATCATCGGAGCGTTACTTAGGAATGGGTATGCCGGCCGAAATGGCAAAGGCTACGGCAACAGCAGAGTATGAGGGAAGCATGGATGTTGTTACCGGAAACATCACTAAGTTTATGGCGGAAAGAGACAAACAGAAAGAGTCGGAAATCCGCGCTCAGTATTTGGCTCAGATGCCTACGCCACAGTCTGGAAACGTAGGTCAGGTTGACTATTCAGCACAGATTAAACAGGCAATGGACGCAGGCGATTCACAGGCTGCGATTCTTGCAATATTAAGTCAAAGTGCCGCTAACAATCAGCAGGCATAAATCTAAAGGAGGTAATGAATTATGGCACAGGGCACAGCAACATCATTCGCTGTTCCTAATTTTAGCGGAATGTTATTCGCTAAAGGACAGACAGCAACACCGTTCTCTACTATGATTGGCGCAAGACCTCTTGTAACCAATCATGTAGAGTTTACTTGCGGTCAGGAGTACAACACAGAAACAGGCGAACAGCCGGAGATTTCTGAAACAGCATCCCTTACTGCACCACAGCCGGAAATGGTAACTAGAAGCCAGCTTACCAATGTAACTCAGATCTTCCAGAAATCCGTGGCGATTTCTTATGGAAAGCAGAGTAACATGGGTACACTGCAGGGTATCAATGTGGCCGGCCAGCAGGCAAACCCTATGGACGAGCTTGCATTTCAGGTTTCTCGTAGAATGGCAAAGATCGCACAGGATATTGAGTACACATTCATCAACGGAAAGTACGCAAAGGCAACTACTGATGCAGAGGCCAATAAAACAAGAGGACTTCTGACAGCTATCACAACCAACGTACTTGATCTTGCTAAAAAGCCTCTCACATATTGGCTTGTAGCAGAGGGATTAAAGTCCATCCACGATCAGGGCGCAAAGACAGACAACATTGTTCTCGGAGTTGATGCAACTACAATGTTGCAGCTTAACCTTGATGCGCAGCAGAACAACCTTACAATCGTTCCCCTTGGAAGAGAAGTGAACGGTATCAAATTACAGACAGTAGTTACCCCTCTTGGAGAAGTGGCAGTTGCTTTGTTTGATACTATGCCTACCGGTACAGCCGTTCTGTTCGATCCGTCCATCATGGCTCCGGTTCATCAGATGGTTCCTGGCAAGGGCAATTTCTTCCTGGAGCAGCTTGCAAAGACTGGTGCAGGAGAAACATATCAGATTTTCGGACAGATTGGTTTGGATCACGGTCCTGAGTGGATGAGTGCTAAGTTCACAAATATTTCCACAGATCTTCCGAGCAAACTGACAGCAACCACAAAACCGGGGGAATAACAGGTCATACCCTTGACGGTGGTTCCCGTATCGTAGCCGATTCTTCTGTTTCCACATCATCAGATGCGAGCACAGAAGAGACGGTTACTGATGTCGCAAAGAAGTATACAGAGGAAGAACTTAATGCTCTGACAGTGGCACAGATTAAGGCTATCGCAACGGAACGTGGGTATGACATGAAAGAAACCGTAAAAGCAAAGCTGATCGCAGAGTTTTTAACTCAGCAAGGGTAAGAAAGTGAGGACGGATTATGGACGCTAAATTGTTGAAAGTCATTTTAGATGATGAAACTCTCACTGACGAACAGATTGCCGTCCTCCTTGTGAAAGCTCAGAAACAGGCTGCAAATCAACACTTTTGGGCGGATGATGATATTCCGACAGAGGCAGAGTTGGAGAGGTTTTATAACCGGTATGAGTTTGAAATCTATGATTTGGCGAAAGCCATAAACTCTGACGATGCGAGGGGTGGACTTGTATCTCACACAGAACTTGGAGTTACCCGAAACTGGGGACAGACAGGTAAGAAAGATATTGAGTTGGCCTTGGCGAAGATTCCACCCAAAACCTATGTCGGTCTGTTAAGGAGGGATGGCAATGCCTAAGCTGAGACTTAAAGACCTCAGATTGAACCAAGTCCCCTTTTATTACCAGACCTATGACGGAACGGTAGACGAAGTGGATGAGGATGGCAACCTTACTGGGGAGAGCATACCGAAGTATTCAAATCCGGTTCGTGTGCTTGCGAGAGTAAGCCCGAACTCAGGAAATGCAGAGGATTCTCCATTTGGTAAAGATATTGTCTATGACAAGACCATATCAACCGTACAGAAATTGCCGATTGATGAATACTCAAAACTCTTCATAGATGTGGTTCCTGTTCTCAATGAGGACGGGTCCACGGACACAGAACCAGATTATATATGTGTCTGCCCGAAACATGATTTGCAACAGAATCTATGGGCGATACGGAAGATTAAGGGGAATATCCATGCAGGACAAAATAACGATCAATCCCTTTGACCCGGACAGCATAGATGAGGCCATTAAGAAACTGGAAAAGCGGAAAGAGCGTATACACAAATGCGCAGAGAAACTTATACAGAGACTTACAGACCTCGGAGTTGAAAAGGCACAGGAGTTAGTTCCGGTTGATACCGGTACGGCAAGATCTTCCATTATCGGTTATCTGGATGAGGCAGATGGAGTTGGAATCATAAGTGCCGGAGGGTATTGCAAGTACATTGAGTTTGGTACTGGTGTAAAGGGTAGGGACAACTCCCACCCAAGCGAAGAGTACAAGGCAATAATGAACTGGGCATACAATTCCGGGGCAACAATCTTTACCACGAAAGACGGCAGAGAGGGTTGGTATTATCCGGCCGATGATGGCACATGGCGATTTACAGAGGGTATGCCGTCAAGACCATTCATGTATGAGACGGCGCAATATCTGAGGAAAGAAGCACAAAAAATAGCAAGCGAGGTATTCAAGGATGGTTAAGGACAATGTGAATTTGTATTTTACGAACCTCCTGAAAGACTTGCAGAAACAATACAGCAGTTTGAAAGGAGGACAGGTGTATAAAGCTACACCACCGTCATTCCCCTATATGTATTTCAAACAGATAGGCGGAGACGGAGCGTTATCCACACTTTCAAATACAGAGGACGGTATCAATCTTGGATTGGAAGTCAAATTCTATTCAAACAAATCCGCCTCAGAAGTGCGGAAGTTAGCAAATTCCGCAAGGGAATATATGGTAGGGATTGGATTTCATTGCGACTACTTCTCCCCTGTGGAGAATGTAAGCGATACTTCCATTTCACAATTCCTTACCCGATTCTCAAAACTGGAAACATGATTAACTCCATCGGCTAGGGTCGCTCCCGAAAAGCACTCGCCTGGTGTCTGCCGGTGGTTTTAATAAATTCAAGGCTTTACCTCTTAGGCAAAGGAAAACACAAGGAGGTAGAACGAAGATGGCAAAATGTACAAATGTGACATATCTCATGCACGAGAAAGCAGATGCTCCCGGAACATTTGAGAAGTTGATCGACATTACTGAGTACCCGGATCTCGGTGGAGAAAAGGAAAAACTCGATGTTACAACACTTTCCGATACGAAGAAAAGAACCATTAACGGTATCGAGGACACAGGGGATCTTGCTTTCAAAGCATGGTATGAGAAAGCTGATTACAAGAAACTCTTGGATCTGCAGGAAGCAGGAAAAGTTGATAAATACCAGTTATGGTTTGGAGAAGAGGGTGTTGACGGCAAATGGGAGTGGGCCGGTGTTATGGCAGTATATCCGACAAGCGGATCTTCCAACAATGCGCGAGAAATGTCATTCTCCATTACTGATGAGGGCGAAGAGGCTCTTCATTATGTAACAGCGTGAAAAAGTGAAACAGCGGCAGGGGAATAATCCTCTGCCGTACAAATAGGACAAATTAACGAAAGGACGGTTAATAAGTATGATTTTACAGACAGCGAATGGACCTAAAGAGATTAAAGTAGCAGATCTCGATTTTACAAACCTTATGTGTGATCTGGAAGATCACGATGTAGATGTAATGGGACTTCTGGATGATGATACCAGAGAGAACATGAAGATTTTTAAGACAATCAGAGCGATCATCGCAGTCCTTACCGGCACAAAGGATCTCACAAAAGCCGGAAAGATACTGAGCGAACATTTGAAGTACGGCGGTTCCATGGATGAAGTCATGGAAGCCTTTACGGAGGCAATGAAAACCGCGGGTTTTGGCGAGGAAGCCGAGGAACCTCCGAAGAGCGGAGGAAAGAAAACCAAGGCGGCAACAGAGTAGAGGAAATAGATCTCAGTAAATACAAAACATTTACAGAGATTATCAATAAAGTTTGGCTTCCCAACGCTCTCCTTTATGGAGTTTCCTATGAGACCTTTTGGACATTAAACCCTACGAAATTAGAGCCATTCCAAAAGAAGAGAGAAATGGAAGCGAAAGAACAGGCCACAGCATTAGATACGTTGGCGTGGTCCGTTGGTTCGTATGTCGTAGATGCCATGGCAATCTTCCTTGGCAGAAATGCTCCGGCATACCCAAGCCAACCAAGAAGCATGAACAGCACAGAGGACGCACCGCCGGGAGCAAAAATGACGGATGCAGACAGATTCGCTGCCTTTGCCGCAGAACATAATAAGCGATTGAGACAGCGAAGAGAAAAGTAGCTGATTACATGGGGATAGGTTGACGAACCGAAACAGCGCAAGTCCGGCGCAGTTCCCCATGTTTTCTTATTTTACGGACAAACAATACCACCCACGGACAGGGTTTTACGAAGTGAGGTGGCAAAATGCCTGATAACAGAGTAGATAGCATTTTATTGGAAATAGAAGCCACCACTGATAAGGCAGACGGTGGTATTGATAAAGTAACAAAAGCTCTTACCTCAATGAAGAAAATCACTGAGGGATTAGATACAGAAAAGTTAAAACAGATTCTTGATGTAATGCGCGGTTTCTCCGGCGTTGGAGATGATCTTAAAAATGCCGGAAGTGGTATGAGAAGCATTGCATCATCCATTAAGTCTCTGTCAGGAGTTGATACGGCGAAATTAAAAGAGGTTGCGGCTACTGTAAAGGAAGTCAGCACAGCACTTGGAAACCTCGGATCGAATAATCGCGTCAGCATCAGAATTGATTCTGAGGGGGCACAGAGACGTGTACAGCCTTTGGAGAACGGTCAGCAAGCAGCGGCAGCCACAGAAAGCGTTGCGACTGCATCAGAAGAGGCACAGGCAGCAATGAATGGTGCCGCATCAGCGGCAAGTCAGTTGGCACAAGAGGAAAGCAACCTCGGAACTGCCGGACAAAGTGCAGCAGCCGGACAGACAAACTTAAACGAAAGTCTCAATCAGGCAAACACAAATCCGGCTAATAGACGTATTCAGGAACTCATAGACCAGATCAATAAGTACAAAGCCACTGTCAGCGGTATGGAGAGTGGAAAGATACGGTTTGATACCGGTCAGTATGAGGAAGCTGTGAATGGTCTCAGACAGGCACAGGAACAGTTTAAGCAGTTCAAGGAAACGGTTTCACAGTCTCCTAAGAATATGGAGGATGTGGCAAAGTCCATTAAGTCCATAGGGGATGCAGCACAGAAATGTGGACTTGGAACCTTTTCTTCTATATTAAGTGGAATTGCATCAATTCTTCCGGCCATTGAAACCGGGGGCATGGCGGCAAACGCTGGGTTCCAATCTATGGCAGTAGGTCTTGAAGCCGTTCAGGCGGCGATACCGATTATTGGTATTATCCTGACAATCCTTACTGCAATCATCAATGCGGTAAGGCAAGTGGCAAATGCTGTAAAGAACGAGACACAAAAAATCATTTCTGCCGTGAAAACGGTAGTGAACAAAATCCGTTCTGGGATTGCTGCAATTATAAACAAATTCAAGGAACTCAAAAAGAGAGTGAGAGAAAGCCTTGGATTTTCAGAAAAACAATCTGGTGCATTTGCAAAGAAACTCGGCTCAATCATCCGACTTGGAACGTTCATGTTATTACGTTCAATGTTTACACACCTATTTGAACTCGTAAAAACAGGATTCGATAACCTTGTTATTTATTCAAAAAGAGCCGGAACAGAGTTTCACAAAAACGTAAATCTGCTCTACAACGATTTGCGACAGCTTGGAGCATCACTGACAACTGCATTTGAGCCAATACTGAATGTAGTTACTCCGATTCTGGATTATCTGATTCAGAAGCTCGTTGCAGCAACAAACGCATTGGCACAGTTCTTCTCAGCACTCACAGGTAAGAAGTTCTATACCAAGGCAATAAAACAGAATAAAGATTATACAGATTCCTTAAATGGTGCTGCAAAGGCGGCAAAGAACCTTACCACCGGCATAGATGAGCTTAACATCCTAAGTGATGATAAAAGCGGCAGTGGAAGCAACAGCGGAGCCGATGGAAGCGGTTATGAAACAGACGAGATTGCGGATAAGTACAAAAATCTTGCACAGATGATTAAGGATGCTTGGGATGAAGCTGATTTCTACGATGTAGGAAGAATGTTCGGGGAGAAACTGAAAGAAGCCCTCGATAACATTCAGTGGGACAGCATCAAAGCATCTCTGAGAAAGATTGCGAAGTGCATTGCGACATTCCTGAATGGTTTCCTCGAAACTCCTGGATTGTTCACATCAATAGGTGTGACAATAGCGCAAGCTATTAACTCTGCATTTGAGTTCGTTGATTCATTTGTAGAAAACTTCCATTGGAGCAGTCTCGGAACGGCAATAGCAGATCTTATCATTGGTGCATTAGATACTCTTGACTGGACTCTGATAAATAAAACCGCAAAGGGACTTGCACAGGGTATCGTAGATGCAATCAACGCTGCCCTGCAGACAGAAGATCTCTGGAAGAAAATTGGAACAGCAATTTCCAATGCAATAAACTCAGCGATTCTATTTGCAAAGACATTCGTTACCGGATTGGATTGGGCTTCACTCGGAACCGCAATCGGCAATTTGCTTGGCAATGCAATAGTCGGAATTGATTATGTTGGCATTGGAGAAACATTCGCCGGTTTTGTAAATGGTGTATTTACTGCCGTACTGAATTTCTCAAAGACTTTCCCATGGAAAGATATTGCTACGAACTTTGCAAACGGTGTCAACACAGCACTGAAAAAACTCGATTGGAATACCATCAAAGATGGTTTCGATACTTTCTGTGAGGGACTTGGAACAAATATAAATACCGCAATTACGGAGATCGACTGGAATCTTGTAGGCACAACGCTTGGCAACAGCATCAAGACACTTTTCAGCGGTCTTGGAAAATTCCTTGCGAAGATAGATTTCAAGAAAATCGGAAGTGACTTTGCGAGTGCGATAAACAAGGCAGTTAAGACTATCGACTGGAAAGAAGCCGGAGGCACAATCAATTCCCTTATATCTGGTGTATGCACACTGATTAACACTTTGATAGACGAGGTAGATTGGTACGAACTTCTAAAGGGCGTAGGAACGGCAATGTCCGAGATTGACTGGGACACAATCCTCAAAACAGTCTTTAAGGTATTTGCAGCCAAGTGGACATTCAAGAATTTGTTCAAATGGGTATCATGGACCGCCATTTGGAATGAACTGAAAACAAGCGTTGTTGAGGGAATATCAAAGAAGTTCGGAATTGGATCTGATGATGGAGAAATAAATACTGTCGGAGAGAAAATAGTCAGTGGCTTGCTGGGTGGAATATCTAAATCCCTTTTGCCAGCACCATTGCAGACAGCGTTGAGTTGTTTCGGAAATGTGACAGATGTTGTCAAAGGAATATTCGGCATAGGTGGTTCATCCGATTCAACCGTATTCAGCACACTTGGAAGTAATCTTGTCACTGCTTTCAATGGAGGCATCGGAAAGAAATTCTCAGACTGCCAAGCAAAAGTTACGGAGTGGGCCGGAAAGGTCAATGACTGGTTCTCGGGTACGAGCTTTGGAAAGATTTGCAAAGAGACTTGGGAAACCCACGGTCAGAACATCATAACCGGCTTTAAGGACAAGATAGGCAATGCTTATACCACCACGAAAGACAGCATCACGACTTGGGCTACTAAGGCTAAAGAGTGGTTCAACAATTCATCATTTGGTGGGATCAACATGGAAACATGGACCGGATATGCAAATGACATTATCTCCGGTTTCAAGACAAAAGTGGGAAATGCCTATACACAGACCAAGGACAACATTACCACATGGGCCTCAAAGGCAAAGGAATGGTTTAATAGTTCTTCATTCGGCGGAGTGAATAACGGTACATGGACCACCTACGCAAATGATATTATCACTGGTTTCAAAACAAAGGTGGGTAACACATACACCACAACAAAAGATAACATCACAACCTGGGCGAGCAAAGTTAAGGAATGGTATACGAGCAGCGGCTTTGGAAACATCAATAGCAATACTTGGCAGACCTACGCAAACAATATCATTTCCGGCTTCCGGGAAAAGGTTGGAAACACCTATACCACCACAAAGAACAACATTACTACTTGGGCGAGTAGCCTGAAAGATTGGTTTTCTGGATCTTCATTCGGAAATATCAACAATGCCACATGGACCACTTATGCAGGAAATATCATAACTGGTTTCAGGAACAAAATAGGACTGTCGTACACAGATACGAAAAGCAATATCACAACATGGGCTTCAAACCTCAAAACGTGGTTCTCTGATAGTGGTTTTGGAGGCATCAATAGTTCTAAGTGGAGTACCTATGCAGAGAATATTATTTCCGGCTTCAAAACGAAAATCGGAAACAGTTATACGACTTGTAAGAGCAACATTACAACATGGGCTTCTAATGTAAAAACGTGGTTCACAAATACCTGTTCTTATGACAAGTGGTATGACATTGCAAAAAATGTGGTAGATGGTTTTAAGAACGGTATAGGAAATCTGTACTCTACCTGTAAGAACAACATTGAATCGTGGGGCAGCAGTATTATCTCATGGTTCAAAGACAAGCTGGATATTAACTCTCCGTCCAGAGTATTCAAACGATTAGGTGCATATTCCGTAGAGGGATATAACATCGGCGTAGAGAAAGAGGGAGAGAAAACAAAAGGAATTGTCACTTCCTGGGTAGATTCATTCGCTGATATGGACGTGAACCTCGGAACACGTCTGAAAATCAATGACAGTGCATTGAAAGAATACAGCAACAATTATGGAAGTGATTTCTCGAATGAAGCAATCGTGCAGCGTGTGACAAGGGAGGTATCTACAAACGGAACCGTGCAGGCAACGCTTAATTCCGGCGGCGGTCTGAAAGAAGCTATCAAAGAGGCTCTGGATGATCTAGGAATAACAACTGCTGTGAGTGAGATTTCAAAGAATACCAAGACACAGGCTGATAAGAAAGAACAGACGATTGTTGAAATCGGTGGGAAGACAGTTACGGATGCAGTAACCACACAGCGCAATGCCAACGGTTACAGCTTCCAAGGAGCGTAAAGGAGGGATATGGAATGGCTTATATATCAGTAAATGGTTATGACTTTCCCCCTCCTAAACGTGGGGCAAAGCCAACTGTATCTACAATGGTGGATGCCGGAAGAAATGCCAACGGCACGGTCGTAGGGCAGAGAGTTGGGCGAGATCAGTACAAACTCGACACTCTGGAATGGCCGTGGCTGACGGCAGCAGAGTGGAGCCGGATGCTTACGGTGCTGAGTGCGTTTTTCGTATATGTCACTTTCCCAGATCCGGTCACTATGAAAAAAATAACAATAAAGATGTACCCCGGAGATAGGACGGCAGAACCATATTGGATTGATACAGACGGAAATCCAATTACCTATCAGAGTTGCAAAGTAAACCTTATTGATTGTGGAGAGTGATGGTGTATGCAGAAAGTATCAAATGAATACAAGGCAAGCATGAAAAGCTCTCTGAGAGAGCGGTCATACATGATGATTTCATTCGGTCTGGTAAATCAGGAGGCACAGGCCAACGCAACTGTCATGGGAAATAATTTTGCCTATTACTCGAAGCAGACCGGCTTATTCGGTCAGCGAAAAGAGGACACTGTATATGCCACGCTCGAACATGATTTCACAAAGGTTGACGGATCCATGTATTTTCTTCCAAGAGAGAATACATCCGGTAACTACTACGACACCGGTTTGATAAGCAAGCCTCTGATTCCGAAAAGTGGATATGAGCTACTTATCGAACTGAATGTTGTGGCAACAGACATTAAAGGTCTGACTATCAATTTTGGAGAGGTATACCCTACACGTTTTGATATTTTGACAAGTAGCGGTCAGCGAATAGAGATTACCGACAATGATATGTCAGAGTTCAGCACAGAACAGGTGTTGGAGAATACCACTTATATCAAATTCATCTTCTATGAGATGAAAAATCCATATTCCAGATTGAGAATATATTCAATCCAGTTAGGTTACGGCCTCGTGTACTATAACGAGGACATTATGGATTCTAAATTAGACAGTTACATATCCCCGATTTGTGAGGATGTTCCGCAAATAGATTTCATGGTTAAGTTGCAGAACTACGATCAGTATTTCAATGTTGACAATCCGAACTCTGCAATCAACTTTTTGGAGACAGGGCAGGAGATGTATGTCTGGTACGGTTATCAGTTGCCGAACTCAGACGCTATCGAATGGATAAGAGGGGCAAAGTTACAGTGTAGTGCATGGGAAAGCGATGATTACTCGGCAACGATAAGGTGTCAGGATCTTTTCAGAAACATGGATGAGGAATATTACAAAGGCTGCTATGCTCCGGCAGGAATCACATATTACCATGCAGCAGAATTGGTCTTTCAGGATGCCGGAATTGAGGAATACTACATTGATCCGTACCTCAAAAAGTCAACCACAAAAAACCCCATACCGAGGGTTAAGCACAAAGAGGCTTTGCAGATTATCGCTAATGCCTGCAGATGTGTTCTTTCACAGAACCGGTACGGCAGACCACAAATTAAATCCTCATTCGCACCGGAGTACGACATAACGTGCAACGGAGAGACAGAGTATTCCCATGTTCGGAATATAAAGAGTGAGACTGCAAAACAGGAGTACGCTTCATTTGCACACAACTACACCACTGTAAATGCAGAAATGTATTATCTCCCGGAGAACCAGAGTAAGGCAGATAAGTATACCGGATATATTTCATTACAGCAGTCCAATAAGGATTGCCTATTTGAAGAAAATCCGATTATCTACATAACTCAGGAAACCGCCTGTATGTACTATGGTTTGCAGTTAATGTTTGGTTCTACACTGCCTGACGGAATTATATTCAGGACTTTCAATGACGGCAAAAAGGTGGATGAGTATGAGGTAAATTCGGACATTACAAAGAGGCTGATAGTACAACACGATTTTGATGATTTTGATTTGATGGAGATTGAGTTCACAAAGACAAAAGAACCATTCAACCGCATAGTCGTTGATTACTTCTCATTTGGCGATATAACGGATTTTACAATGGAAAGGCAGGATATGACCTCTTCTCCAAAATCAATCAAACAGGAGCTTGTCAAGGCAGTCAGAGTGCCATGCTATTCCTATCAGAAAGGAACTGCGGAAGAAACTCTTATTAGTGAAGAGACGGAGGCAGTAAAGGGAGATATTCAGACGTATTATCTCGGAGATCCGACTTATGGATGCAGAGCTACGTTCAATTCCTCGGCATCAAACGTCAGCATCATAGAAAGTGGAGATTATTATGTGACAGTTAAGTTTCTGATTACTGGCAAGTACCAGTTTGAAATTATAGGACACAGATACAACATTGTTGAGCAGTATGCCGTAAAAACGCTCAATAGCAGAGGAAAGACCATAACATGGAAAAATCCTTTGGTAAGCGATATGGAAACGGCAAACCACTTGGCAGACTGGCTTGGGGATTATTACAACGCCGGTATTGAGTACGAATACAATACCCGTGGAAATCCAGAGATTGATGCGAACGACATTGTTTATCAGGAGAACGCATACCGCCCTGGATTAAAGGTCAATATCTATCGCCACATTGTTAATTTCTCACAGAGTTTATCTGGAAAGGTAATTGCCCGTAGGGTATCAGAAAAATAAGAACAGAAAGGAAGAGGAAAATGAATGGCTATTAAATCCGTACAGGCTATCGTAAATGGTGTGACTACCACACTCACATACGACAGCGCATCAAAGACTTACAAGGCTACGCTTACCGCTCCGGCAAAGTCCTCATACAATCAGTCAGGACATTATTACGGAGTACAGATCATCGCCAAGGATGAGGCCGGCAACACGACTACCGTAAACCAGTCGGATGCCACACTCGGAAGCAAGCTGAGGCTTACGGTAAAAGAGAAAACCGCACCGGTTATCACAATCTCTTCTCCGACAGCATCACAGTTACTTACGAGCAATCAGCCGACAATTTCATTCACAGTCACAGATGATGATTCTGGTGTCAATCCAGATACAATCAAACTGCTTATTGATGGTTCTGAAATATCTGGAATCACAAAGACAAAGACAACGTCCGGTTATTCATGCAGTTACAAACCGTCCACAGCACTTTCAGACGGTTCACACACCGTTGTTGTAAAAGCATCCGACTATGACGGCAATGCAGCTACTCAAAAGAGTGTTTCATTCAAGATCGATACTGTACCGCCTGAGTTATCAGTTACAAGTCCGGTAAACAAACTCGTCACGAATAAAACCACAGTAACGGTAGCTGGAACTACCAACGATGCAACATCAAGTCCGGTTACGCTGACAATCAACGGCAGTGCAGTAACTGTATATGACGATGGTACTTTCTCAAAGGATATAACCCTGAAAGATGGCTCAAACACCATTACCGTTGTAGCAAAGGACGGAGCCGGAAGAACCACGACCGTCACAAGAACAGTAACCCTCGATACAAAAGCACCGGTTATCTCAGATGTTTCATTGGCGCCGAACCCGGCGGATGTCGGAGCAACCTATGTAATTTCTGTTTCGGTAACAGATTAGGCGGTGCGGCATGGCAGCTAACATATTGGTAAGGGACGTTACGATAAGTCCAAACCCCGTGCAGGCAAAGGGGAAATACACAATCTCAGTTTCCATTGAGGAACTGAAAGGCGTTGCATTTGTCGGCAATTATGTTGGCTCCTATGTCAATATATCAGACAAGGAAATTCCTGATAAATTGCCACTGGCATACGTTGGCAATTACACCAAAGGATAGGAGGCGATGAATAATGGCTGATATAGCAAATGTCACAGGAACACTTGACGATAAAGAACTGAATTTTCAGCACTCTATCGGAACCGTATATAAAGCCTCCGCAAGCATAGATGGTTCGGAAAAGGATCATGTAGCCGTATTGACGGCAACGGATTCTGCCGGGAATAGTACAACGGAAACAATGGTTATTTCTATCTCGGGTTCCTGGACCGCTCCAAAAACAGATTGGTACGGTTACACAGACGATGATGGGATTTATCACGGAGACCGGTTCAACACGGAGGATTTCAACCGGATAAAGAACAACCTCACATATCTCAGAGAGATAGCCGTGGCAATGTACCAGGAGTTTTCCATAAATGATCTGGGAGACGATAGGAGCAAAGACCAGTATTTTTATGCGGATGAGATAAATCAGTTGGAAGAAAACATTAAGCTCATAGCTGAAAACACATTTAAGCCGGACATAGGGGAGAACCCCTTATACACAGCGAATGGAAAGATTTTTGATTTCAACGAACTCAACCGCATCGAAAGCCTAATTTTGGATTTATTCAATCAGTTATTAAACCAATACAGAGGTCGGCAGATGCTTACCTTTAACTTTGGCATAAGGAGGGAGGCGTTCTAAGTGGCGTGGGAACGATTAAAGACAGACTACAAGGATGCCGTATGGTCCGGTCTGCGGAAGTTCATACCTATTGATAATGGGGACGGCAGTTATTCCGTAAAAGATGTGACCCAGTACACGGTGTACGATGAATCGTTTTTCGGTGCGTATGATGCCAACCGCATCAATACAGCCGTCAACGCAATCATGGCAGCATTGGAAAACGGAACAGATTTGTATGAGGTATTCACAGAGTTTTTTGAGAACCAGAAAGTTGAGTTTGACAAGAGAGCAAATCTGGATCTCGACTCATTCAATATCTTTCTCGACAATTTGCAGGCAACGGCAAATGCGGATGTTGTGCAGTTAAAGAAAGACTACACATCTGAAATGACATCGTTTGAGAACAATCAGGATATATTGTTTAAT